TTTGCTCATTTTATTTAGCAATTGTTTTCTTTTTAATTCTTTTTCATTTTGCGGACTGGATTTACCGCAACCACACCCTTTCTTTTCTTCCATATCTTATATATTTCAAAAATACAAATTTTACACTATATTATTTTTGACAATTATTTAAAGAGGCATTATGAATAAAGAAATAACAGAAAAAAATCTCGCTTATCAGAGCGAAATAAACGAAATAGCAAAAATGATATTTCATGCATTTTATTTCGACGAACAAATTAGTCTAAGCTATCCACCGGACTCAGATCATTACGAAAAAGACTCACTGCAGGAATTGCTACCAAAAGCAGAAAAGATCCATAAGTTTTTCAATTCTTTAGAAGAATCAAAAAACTGCTTGAAGTTCATGCACGAAATAAATCAAATAAAGGGTGCAGAATTCATTAGCTCTTTGTGACAGTGGCTTTTGTTTCGTCGGACAATTCGATATCTGTAAAGCCTAGGGACTTAGCAATGTTTCTAGCCGCACCACCTATAGAAGACTTTGTAGGGAAATCTGTTCTGCCATCTAATTTTCTTGCTAATTTAGTTGGTTTTAGTCCGGCAATACTTACAGTTCCTTCGAATCCGCCATTTTTTGCATTTGTAATTTTTACTGAAAGTGTGTTTTTCATGTTTTCCCCTTTAATTGCACGGTTGATTTAAAATAGTAATCAAATCACTATATTATTTTTTGATTGTAGATTTTTGTAAAAAATAATACACACATACATACATATAATTAAGCTAGTAACTTTAAACTCAGGAATTTAAAATATGAAAACGTTTATGCAATGGGCTGAAGTGGAGAAAAAAGAACTTCCAATGATATCTGAGAAAACACATCGTGCTGGCATTGCTCACTGGGCCTATCCAGATGCTTATGCTCGCCAACAGTATCCAGATCTTTATTTTGTTCCATCTGCTGCTGATGCTCTACAAAAGATGGGCAATCACAAACCTGACAGAAAAGGCTAAAAAAATGATCAGTTTTTACAGATTCTTAGAGTCAAAGTCGATGAATGAAGCCTTCGCATCAAATCCCGTGGCATTTAGGAATTTCGAATATCTGCTTGGTGCAGGTATTTTCTTGAATCCCGGTAGATCAATGCGGGGGCAGAACCTCGAAGGACTCTTAATCGTTGACAGAACTCAAGCAGACCACTATATTTTTTCTACCGTAGACGAATTGAAAAAAGTTTTGGAAGCAAGCAAACAAGACAAAAGAAATAATTCGGGGATCAACCTTTGGAGAGAGAGATTGCAGAAATCAGTGTTGGACTTTAACTCTGCAGCAAATCAAACAAAAGAAAATCTACAGAAAATCAACAATGGAAAAAAAGAACAGGAAAAGATCCTGAACGGCGATCTAATGATCGGAACGAACCTTGAAGAGCTACTGACTTCTCTCAATATTGACTTAAGTAAAAGACTGGCAGGCGGGCCCTACGGCGGCATGGGCGGCACCGCAGGATACGTCGATCCAATCAAAAGATCGTACGACGAACTTCGATAAAATGAATCTTTTTCGTGCAAGCTTAAAATTTTCATGGTTTAAGTTTTTCTATTCTGCTGTTTTGGTCTTCTTTTGTTATTGACTTAGTTGTTTTAGGAACCATATCTGGCACTCGCTCCCAATATGCCCACTGATCTTCATTAGAAGAATTCTGAATAACCATGCCCCGCCTCCAGTATTTATTCAATATTTCTTCTACTCTTTCTTTGGTCAAATTTGTTTCTTTTGCGATTTGAGCTACTGATCTGTAAGTCCATTTTGGATGTCTTGCTAAACATTTAAACAAATCTTGTTCTTCGTCTCCTTCTTTTGTTCCCTGTGGATAAACATCTGTCCATTTCGGTAAAACTTTTTGATTATTCATATTTTTCCCTTAATTTGTGTGCCTACATGACTATAATAGTAATGCAGAGTTTAGTAAAGTTATATAAGGAAATAAAATGAGACAAAGATTTACAAAGCAAGAAAAAAAGACTCACCATCAAAATAAAATCATAAATAATATGACTGGGACCGGCATTTATATTTATGAGAACAACACAGATGGGGATCTAAACCTTCCCAAGCCCACAGTTAGTGGGAGTCGTACAATAGGTCCTAGAAAAAGATTTCAAGGAGATAGCTATTATATGAAATGGGTCGGACATCCAATGAATTTGTTGAAATTTATTGAAGAAGTAGTACCCCAAGATAAAAAGGAGCGAAACAATATGAATGAAAATAAATTGGTACTAGACCAGCCTGATACTATCACGGTTCAAGGAAAAGTAGAACATGTAGTTGTAAACGAAAGCCCAACCGAACAGTTTAACGACTCAACAGGTGATCTTTCTGCCACAAAACCCGATGTTCTCTTGAATGAGTCCCCAATAGATGGTGTGGAAATTATTAAAGGCTAAAAAATAAAAATATTGCCATATATAATTTCATCTTACTTATTTTTGGAGAAAAAATGCAGACATTCACAGGATTTGTTGGAAAGAAAAAATCAGATTTTCTAGTTGAAGAAATTGCCCGTTTAATGGTAGAGATGAACGTTGAGCCTTGGGCTTATTTAATAGAAAACTATAAAAATGATTCTGATATGGTGATTCGTCTAGAAGATAGACGCCAACAAGTTCTTCAAGAAGGATTTTGGGATAATCTAGGACATGCAGCAAGAAAAGCAGGCGGTGCAATAGGCGGTTGGCTTGGACAAACAGCAAATTCAGGTATGCAAACACTAGGAACAGCAGGAAAAGTAGTTAGGGCTGAATTATTTGGCCCTGAAGCAAGATACAGAAGTGCCCTTTCAGCTTTAGAGGCTCTTTCCAATGAACTTCAATCAAACCAAGGAGTTCAAGCTGCTGCAACAAGAGATCCAGAAGCTAAAAATTTAGTAGGCGAACTACAAAATATAATGTCTCAGCTCAAGAAACAACAAGAAAAGGTTTCTATGTTTAACACAAATGTTGAACCAGCCACGGCCACAGGAGCATCTACCTATATGGGATCTAAAAACCAAACACAACAGGGTCAACAGCAACAACAGGGCCAGCAGGCACCTCCTCAGCAACAAGCCCCACAACAAGCCCCACAACAAGCCCCACAACAAGCCCCACAACAAGCCCCACAACAGGGTCAACAGGCATCACAACAGCAGATAGATAATTCTACTGATCAACTAAAAAGACGATCAGCACAAAGAGCAGGATTAAATCCAAATTGGAGACCACAAACCCCAGCACCAGGCACCAGATGGGCAGGCGGAGCAGAAAGATTAGGAGACTGGACCGAATACAAATGATAAGATTTATTTCTGGTGTTGTTTTAGGAATCGTTTTGGTTTTGATCGGTATGTCGTTTAGTGCCTCCGACTTTTTCGGCTTGATAGGATTATCGATAGGTGCATGGATTGCCCGCCGACAATAGTAAAGATAAAAATAGCTAGCATTTCACGTAGTCATTTTTTGGGTGTTTTCTGACAACCACTTTTCCATCTCTTGCTTGCGTGAATCAATGCTCTCCTTCGGTCTAGTTTTACTAGGAAAATTTATAACAGTTGTATGCTTTGAATTTGTCGAAAGGCAATCGGGGTGGGAAACTAGTTTTTTCCACATATAATGATCGGTACAATATTTTTCTGGTGTCTCCGTCCATCCTTCTTGAAGTTTAGAGTATAGATCTCTACTATGTGCTCCACAAGAAAGCGGAATGAAGTTTTGTTTCATTAATAGCTTCTTGTCTTTTGGCAACAAGTGTTCATGGTGAGCTTTTCCCATGACTTCAATGTATTTTGAGTGACAAAAGTTTCCAGTCTGGAGAGCTTGCAACATTGTTTCAAGGTGTCGTTTAGTCCAAATATCATCGTCGCTTAAATAAAAAATGTATTTGCCAGTTGTTTTTTGAGTGATTATCTGATGACGGTGTGGTTCGCCGGTTCGCCCTGCTTTGGGGAATTCTTCGTATTTAATCCTCTCGTCCACAAGAGCCTGAGCAGCGATACGTGTTTCTTTTGTTGGACCGTCTCCAATAATAAACAATTCAAAGTCTTGTACAGTTTGTTCTAGAACTGAACGTACAGCGAAATTGATGAGTTCACCGTGGTTATGAGTCGGAATTAGGATAGATGCAATTACCATGCTTATTCTCTTTAATTTAGCACGAACATTCTTCGTGTTGCATTTGTTGGATAGGAAAATATTTTCTTAGATCAATTGGTATTTCGGGTGAATTCCAAGGCAAAAGCAACCTATCTGGGGCCTCGTGTTTGTAAACTTTGGTAGGATGATTCACCAACAGGGTTTCGGTATCAGAAATATTTATATTACAATGCCAAACTCCTGTTGGTATTTTTAACGAACGGTTTCCCTGTTCACTGAGGTATACATTTTGTGTCTTTAGGTAGGTGGGCGAATCAAAACGAGCATCAAAAAGCACATTAAGCACTTCTCCTTTGATTAAAGTATAGCGGTCATCTTTATGCTCGTGTAAACCCCATCCTTTAATTTGGTTTGCCCGAATACTAAACATGTAGCAATAGACTACAGGTTTTTCCCAAAAAATATCTGTGGTGTTAGTGCCGGGAAATACTTCAAATAGCCGACCACGGTGATCGTTGTGGACTGTTGGTCTTCGTACTTCAACGCCATGAATGTTGTTGACAATAGGCATTGAATCCAAATTGGTTGTTTGTATATCTTTGAGTGCTTTTTCTAAAGAGCTGTGTTGCATTATTTCCTTTCTATATATCATCATATTAAGTTTAGTAATTCGCGCCAATCTTTTTTGAAATCCGGATGTAGTTTGTATTTTTCTACGTCTTTTATATCAACCCATTTTGCTTCTGAGTGTTCGCTTGATATTTTAGGTTTAAAAGTTTTGTTTAAACGAACTACAAATGTATAAAATCCATTTCTTGATTTAAACTTTACAAGTGCTTTTCCTTTGTTGAATCCGCATTCTTCTTTGGATTCTCTTCTAGCCGTTTCTATTGGAATTTCATTTTCTTCCGGCCCACCTCCCGGCGGAACCCATGTTCCTCTATGGCTACTTAGTCTTTTTAAAAGAAGTACCTTTTTGCCGTCTGTAAACAAAATTCCTGCACCTTTTTCGTGTGCTTTTTGTGTCATCCATTCTGAGAATTTCATTTTTTGGGACCACGTTTTAAAGGAACCGGTTTAAGTTTTTCTGTGTGATTATTAGGCTCGTTCCTTAGAGAGTACATCATGTTGTGAAGTTCACGGGTAATATCTGAAGCAGACTTGCCTGTGCATTTTGTAGATTTTTGTATGGATATGGTTTTACGATTTTTATTGTAAAACCCTTTGCTAACAACAAAACAAGAATGATCAGGATTCCAAGTTACTAGGCCTGCCCACTCGCCATCGTCCCAGTTTCTAGATGAAACTAATATTCTCAAAGGCTTCTCTGTAAACACGTGCTTTGTATGATATCCATACTTCTTAAGAGCTGCACTTACGTATCCTAAACAAATCTTTGCAAAACCCTCAAGAGACTCATCAGCCGTTGTGCGATAATTAACTTCTACAGAATATCTCGAAGTCTCTACAGCTTCTATTATGGGCTTAATTACATGTTCTGAATATGTTGGTAAAGAATTTTTTAAGTTACAATCGAAGTACCCTTTGCATATATTAACAAAGTCTTCTTTGCTGATATTAATTTCTGTTAAATTGTTACCCTGTCGCCAGTTTTGAAAGCTTCTCATAAACTTATTTAGTATTTTTGTTCACAATTCAAAAACAGCCTTCTTGAATATTTTATCATAAACATAGTTGCCCCAAGCATCATAACCAGGTGTGGAATTCACTATAACTTCGTGAACATAGCCACCAAACTCATTATAAGCACGCTCATTATTATTTATAGCATTTTTATCGAACTCGTATTTTTTAAACAATCTGTTAAAATCATTCCAATAATGATTAAAAGAGGCCTTGAACTTAAATGGTATCTCTTCAAATCTCTCCTGCATAATTAATCCAGTCAGTTCTCCCTCCAACAACTCATGGGGAATAACGCCAAAGTCAGGATGAAAAAAATTCTTATGAAATTCTTGCGTAGTTAGATTTTTATGCGAGTTTTCTAAATAGTCCTTGTATATTATTATTTTAACTTCTAACCGTGAATTAAGATAATCCCAAGTAGCCTCTTCGCCATGAAACTTCGGATCTTTTTCTATGTAGACATTAGGGTAATTCAATACACTACGCAGTATAATATTCGATTCTTCATTTTCAATTAACAAAGCTAGTTCGTAAAAGTTCATGAGATATATATGTAACAGACTATAATTCAAAAACCCAACGTTTTTTGCCACAATCCCAGATTCTTGAAAAGCCTCTTTCTAGACACCACTCTTTTTCTGTTTTGCCCTCTGGGCAGCTTGTTCTTTTTTTGGATTGGGACTGTTTGCTAATACGAATTTTATTGGGATTTTTTGTATTAACATAACTATAATCAGGGATCAATTCTTCTTCGAGTTTAAATCCCAAAACCTTATAAACATTCCCATCGCTCCATCTATTGTCGCTCCAAGAAATTATTTTTGAGTATCCTGTTTGCTTTGCCCAACCCACACACGCTTTGAATAATTTGCTGGCTCCACCAACAACACATAATCCTTCTTTAATGCAAAATCTATCCAAGGTAATTTTTGAAGAATCTCTGTGGTGGCGACCTAAAGACATTACGCCTAACAATTCTTCTTGATTAAACAAACCATATGCCGCTAACAATCCTTTGGATGGACCTTGAATGTGATTTTCTTCATAAAATTCTTTTGCTTCTTTTTTGGATACTTGTTGTATCTTGCATTTTCTTGCAAATACTTTTTTATCAAAAATTTTAAGTTTTGATTTTATAAAGTTTTTACATTGCGTCTTTCTTTGGAGCCACTCATCTTCGAAAATAGTGATCAGGTTTATTCCAGCATCCAAACAGTCTTTATATTTTTTAAAGTGGTAGTTTTTATCTCTTGACTGTGGAGAGTTTTCGTTGTGCCAAAATAAACCGCAATACTCAATCGCTAATGATAAGTTTTTATCAAGCATGTCTAGTTCTTTTCCATCCAAAACATTGACATCAGATTCAAAATTAAAACCAAAACCATTTAGCCAATCTTTTATTTCGCTCTCTGATTTTTTAAAATTTGGATAATATGATCCGTATCTTTCTTTTTTAGTTTCAAGAACTTTTCTAAATATTTCTTTGTTTTTTAAAGGGCTTGTAACACCATATTTTTTCAAACATGTTTCTTTAGATTTTTGTCTTAATTTTAAAGAATGCAAAGGAACATTGACTCCATAGTTTTTAAATAATGTGTCTTGTTGTTTTTGTTTGAACTCCTTGATTTGCAAAGGATGTTTAAAACCATATCTTTTGATAAGAGTTTCATTTTGTTTATCTTTTATTTCTTTGCATTGATTAACATTTTCAAATCCATATTTTTCTAAGCAAGTTTTTTTAGATTTGTTTCTTATAGTTTCGCTTTGCATGGGGTAATCCACGCCATTGTTTTTTAAATTACTTTCTTTCATTTTTTGTTTTACAACACCGGCCTCAGCGTAATTATCTACCCCATATAATTCTTGGGCCTTTATTTTTGTAGCAGCCTTGCATTCTTTTGTGGCTAAATAAGAAGATTTTCCATATCTTTTTAAGTTTGTATTTTTAATTTTTTCTTTTACTTCAGGCAAAGTCGATGTGTTTTCAACTCCATATTTTTTCAAACATGTTTCCTTGCATTTTTTTAAAGATTCTTTAGATCCCCCAAAATTTTTAACCCCATAAAGCTTAAATTGAGATTCTTCTCTTTTTGCTTTATTGCATGTCTTCGACTTACAAGATTCTTTTTGTATTGTTTTTCTTCCAACAAGAATATTTCTTTTAGATCTTTTGAAGATTTCTCCACAATAATCGCATTCGCAAAATATCTCGGCGTAAACTTTGCAATTATCAAAATCTACATTTAATTCATCTTTAGTTTTTTTATAGAGAATCATATATTGTCCAAAGAAAGAATCTGTTCGACAAGGTGCATTAGCTAGTGTACATACTTACATCACATCATCCTTGGGCCCAAAATATCGCCGTATCTAAAAAGAAGGTCTTCTTGCCACTGTTTCTTCTCTTCGATGCCTTGCTGCAATATTTGCTGGCCGTCTAATTGAACTCCACCATTTGGACCCGGTGGATTCTGAATTCTACTTCTAATTCTGCCGAGTATAATTTTAGCAAACGCTAACGCACCTTCTTGCATGCCTTGTGTAACTTGATTGAAATCTGGGCGTCTTTGTAGATATCTCACAGCAACAGGATAACTTCTATACGGAATAGGATACAATTTGATAGTGTTGTATCCAGCGAGCCATTCCCAACCGCCTTGTTGACCAGATATTCTATTATACATGTCTTCGTATTGTTTGTACATGACCCAATCGCCCATCTTTCCCCACACAGGTTGTTGGGGATTTATTCCACCCGCTATTGAGCCATAAGCTCCTGCTCCCATGTATTCTAAAGGAATAACACCACCAAGATCAGATGCACTAAATGCATAATTTGCTGTTTCTTTGTATGATACATGTCTAACAAATCCCACATCGGGAGGAAGATTATAAACGCTTTGGCCAGGTGTTGTGTAAAATGTGTAATATTGAAAATATTCCATTGGTGCATAATCTTCGAATATCTGCAGTGCAAAGTCTATTGCATTTTCTAATTGTTGATTATCTAGCTCAAGAGGCAACACAGGAGCCCCTAACATAGTGAGAACATAATCTTTTATTTGTTCTCTAACTTTTATTCTTTGTCTTCTAGGGCCTATTTTTGACAGAGGATCTGTAGGTCCGAGACTGTTATTGCAGCTTTGGCCGCAAAGTTGATTGTAATCCTCTTTAGTTGGCCGAGGAATAAAAAGTGTGTTGTTGCTCATAGTATTATATATTCAATCCGTAAGAGAAAACATAATATTGATGATATATATTTCAACCCGCTAATGTTGAGGAAATACTATGCCGCTAATGTCTTTTAATATGTTTTTAGAAATGTCCAGACGAGGAGAAGGCGAAATGGAAGGAGAGGCTTCCCGAATACCTTTAAATTTCGACAAAGATGATTTAGAGTTTCTAGAGCAATTTCCTTCCAACTATTGGGAGAGTGCTATGTCTCTAAGATATCACAAATTGCATGATGCGTTGATAAAACTTCATGAAATTAGAATGGATATGATCAAAAAAGAATTCCCACACGCATTAGATCCAAAATCGCCAGGCCATGATGATGCCTTTGAAGAAGTTAAAAAAAGAACAGAAAACTTAAAAAAATTAGGTTTAGATGAAGAAGAAGAATTTAATTTCAAAGCAATGGCAAGAGTAGAAAAAAAAGGTCTAAGACGCTATCGAAGTAAGAAGGACTACAAAGTAAAAGCAAAGCCTTATCTTAATAGACTTTATCACAGACTAGAAAGAACTCGTGGAGAACCACACCTACCAGAATCCGAATCTGAAAACACAGGTATAGGTCAATATGGATATGATTTATCTTATCCAAAAACAATAACTCATGATGAGGAAAACAAACCGTTAGCAAAACCAAAGAAAATTTCTAGAGGAACGAATTGGGTAGGGGATGAGCAATGGGAGAGAGATTTGAAAAATTATTTTCAACATGCTTCTCATGGTCATTTTGGCACGCACAATAAAGTAAGAGATCAACTTTTAGGAGAAAAAGATCATGGAATTATGTGGATGTCCGTGGGTTTAGATGATCCAACATATGATTGGACTCTAGAAAGCATAGAAGAAAATATATTAGAAATGAAAATAACCGAGTATCTTAAAGCCAAAGCCAAAGATTCCGGAGAAGACTCTCCTGAAGAAAGAAACCCCGTAACAGGAGTAAAAAAAAGAAAAATCAGAATCGATTCTGTTCCTGCTAGCGTAAGAGATAAATTTGAAGAAGAAGCACAGGCCTCAGCAATAAAAATTGTAAACGAAAAAGTAGAAAGAGGAGAATTATTTGCTCCGAAGGTTCCAGGCCCTGTATTACTCGATGATGGGACAATAAAAGAAGAAGGCCTTTCTAAAGAAGAAAGAGTGTTTCGAATAATAGAAAAAAAAGATAAGGATGGCGAAATTGGCAATAAAATAATAAAGCCTAATATTTATTTGCCACATGAAAAAAAGATTATAAATGGAGAAGAAAAGTGGACTCCTCTTGTGAAACCATCCACTTATTTGAAAAAAATAAATAGTGACCACTCACAACATGAAGGGCTTTCAAAATCTTTAAGAAAGAAGTGGCACGACGAAACAAGACCTTCGGAATTACCTATTTGGACAAAACATGAGATAGTAGATTCTAAAACAGGAGAGCCAAAGCTTAGTTCTTTAGAATTTGGTCCTACTATGGGAACAAAAACATTCGGCCCCACGCTTAATAAAAATACAATGGCACAGACCAGAACTGGGTCTTTAGAAAGGGACAAAGAAGTAGAAGAGGAGTATTTACAGACAAATAAGTTTGTTTTTCAAACAGGAAAAAAGAATGCCATGTATGCCAGAGAAGTTGAGACTCCAACAGATGACATGGTGACATTTGATGGAGTTAAAGAGTTTTTAGAAGGTATTAGAAATGCTATTGAAGGGAATATGTCTGGTGGTGCCTCTGATGCTGTGCGAGATCTTGCAAGAGGACAAATGCAGGACATACACCAAATAATATACATGATGGCAAAGAGGACTAAGGGTGCGGACCAATTAGAAACAGCCAAAGGAAGAAGATTGTTTGCTGCAACCAAAACCTCTAGCATTCTTCAGCGCATATCAAGATATGGATTAGGTGGAGAAGATCTAGGAACAAGGCGTAGACCAAACACACGAACTGGAAGCCTAACAGACACAGAAGGAGGAAATATTGATGTTTCGAGCACAGGAGAAAGACCAGAAGCGGGTATAAGATACAGACATGTAGCTCCTAGTCTCTGGGATAAACATGAAATGCTGGCCGCTGCTGCTGCCGAACTTAAAAACATAAGAAAAAGCGTTGAAATGGGCGATCCTTTAGATGCATATAGCGAAGAAAAACAAAAAGGAGAAAGAAAATTCTACGGTGATATTAAAGAGAAATTGAAAAATGCGGGCAAAACTGATGAGCAAATAAACGCCCAGATTCTTTCTTGGATACAAGATAATGTGCCAAAAACAATTATAACAGCTCAAGTTGAAAAAATGTCTTCTGCACCTAGGATCGGCGGTGCTGTACCTGCACCTCAATTGTCTGTCCCAAAACCACCGGATGTGTCTAGACCTCCTGCTCTTAAGGCTCCAATTATAGGAGGTGGGTTAGCAGCATATCGACAAAGACAACAAGAAGCTCCTGATGAGGAGGCTCCAAAACTAGATTGGAACGTTTTATCATTCAAATCAATTTTTGAAAAAGTCGAATATTTAAAAAATAAACTTCGTGGTTAGTTTTTTTGAATCATTATTTTTTGAAAATCTTGAGCTTGTTTGGCTAATTTAGCCATGCTTTCAGGATCTACAAATGGAGATTTACTTGGATCTACGGGAACTATATTCGCTTGTTGTTGAGGTGGAGCTTTCTTTATTTCTTTTACTAGCTCTTCGTACTGAGGATCGTCTTCTAATATTACTTGTTCTTGAAACACTCCAACAACGTGGATCCAGTTATAAAAGCTTTGACACCCCGTCATTGGGTGTTTAGCAAATATCCCATCTTCATCTATACTTTCTACGATTCCTAAAAAGAAATCTGGAAATTGAATGTCTGTAAAATTAGGTTTACAAACAGAGCTTGTAAGAATTGTACAAACCTTTCCAACAAAATCTTGCATTTTTTTTAGTGTTGTTATTTTCATATTATCTCCATATGTCGCTAAATCCAAAGAAATCACATACCGTTCCACTAGGTCCGGAGTAATCTATTGTTTTTTGATTTTTTATAATGTAATGATATAAGAGTTCCGCACTGTTTTTAACTAAAAACTGATTCCAATCATTGTATCCTTTTGGAGGAATTACAAACATAATTTTATCTTTTCCATCACTTTTTGCTGTTTCTAACGATGTGATAATGGAACTCATCTTTGAAGTGCCGTCTTTTCCTGCTTTGTCTCTATCTAAGCATAAAACAATCTTGTAATTAGATAATAAAATTGCTTGTTTTTTGCCCATGTTTTTCCCACCGCAGGCCGCAGCATTTAGTTCTGCTAATTGTAAACTTTTTGCGTTGAATTCTCCTTCGCAAATATACACAGTCTGACCAGATTCTGGCCATTTGCCCGCCATATAAACTACATCCTCTTTGCCCACTCCAACTTCTTTAGGTGGTCCTAGATACTTACACTTAGAATTTCCTAGTGCTCTTGTGTTCCAATAAATCAACTTGCCATGTTCATCGTAATACGGTATGAGTATTCGATTTTTATATCTATCTCCTGTGCAAATGTACAACCCATCGATAGGTATTTTCCGGCCAACTAGATAATCAACAGCTTTTTTCTTCCACCAATTGTTGTTACCCAGTTCTGAAATTAAATAGCATTCGGGCGGCAGTCTAAACGTTGGTTTGATTTCTTCTTTGTTTGTTTCATCGTGGTGCGACAACAATTCTTCTAGTTTTTTTTCTAATTCTCTTATGGGCGTTCTGCCCTTTAAAATATCTATTGCACTTTCACGGTCACAACTATTGACAATTTGTACAAGCTTTACCAAACTTCCTTTTTTGTCTGTTTTAAAACAATGAAAAACGCCGTATTTATGTTTCTTCCGGCCTCCAGCAGGATTACACCACAAATGATGACCAGTATCATCTGGTTCAAATATTGTGTTTATTTTTATCTCTTTGCCTTTTACTTGTACATTATCCTTGCCAAATTTTGATATAGCCCATTTTTCAAATTTTTTAGAATCAATGGCCATCTTGATTTTCTATTGTGCGGGGGAAAGATCTGCTATATAATAAAGTATATCTTATCAAAAGGCAATACAGATTATGTCAGAAGAAACGTTGATATGTGAGCACATTTCGGTATCTAGACAACAAACTTGGAGTGATTGTCAGGCGAAATACAGGTATAAATACCACTTAAAGCTTGTTTCGGACGAGCCAGTGCAACCTTATTTTATTTATGGAAAATTAGTTCATAAAATTGCCGAAGTCTATGTTCAAGAACAAGGCAAAAAAGATATAAACGAAATAACTAAAGAATGTTTATCTGGTAAAATTGAAGTTGAAGAAGGAAAAGGGCCTGCTATTATAGAAAATGAATATAAGAAAAAGCTTGCAGAGCATGTGAAAAATATAAAAACGCTCACAGACAAAATTGGTTATGATGGGAAAGTCGAGCATTTCTTTCATTTTGATTTAGATCCGCCCAATAATCATTTTTTAACAGGCGTTATTGATAGATTGATTGTTCGGGGAGATAAATTTTTCATTTTAGATTACAAGACTACGAAAAAGGGAAGATGGAGAAAGAACGCCAATACAATTAGGAAAGATCTACAGTTAAGGTGCTACGCTAGAGTAGCTCAACTAGAATTTGGTGCAAAGCCTGAAAATATACGTGCAGCTTTGTATTATCTGGATGGCGGAGATCTTGTTGCCACAAAGTTTACAGAAGAGTCTTTGGTTTCGGCACAAAAAGAGCTTCACGACACTTTCAAGCATATAACATCAACAAACCCAAATGATGTTTATGGTAGAGTTGGAGATCAATGTAGAAGATGCGAATATAAAAAGATGTGTTCTTTTTATTCATTAACTGGAGAGAAATCTTGATATTTCGTTATCCGGGTGGAAAAAGTAGAAAATCTGTTAAAGAGAAAATATTTCAATCTTTTCCAGAAAAATATCTAGAGCTTAGAGACATCATGACAGGTGGAGGTGGAATTTTATTTTCTGCTCCTCTTAATTTGAAAAGATGGGCCAACGATATAGACTCTAATTTGATATCTGTATATCTTGCTTTGAAAAATAGATCAGCAGATTTCATAAAAGAATGTAAAAATATACTACCTGCTTCTAAAAAAGACAGTTTAATTGCTGCAAAAAATGGCAAAGCAATTTATAGTGCTCAATTAAAAAAAATATTTGATGCTTTTTCTGAAGATGAAAGCATGGATCAAGCATTAAGATATTTGTTCATTAACAGAACAGTCTGGGGTGGCAGAGTCAGATATAGCATGAAATCAAGGATGTATTTTTCTAATCCTAGTGGCTGGAATATAGTTAAGACCAACAAATTAGAAAAAGCTGCACAAGTTTTACAAGATGTGAAGATAACATCAGGTAGTTATGAAACACCTTTGTTTGAGGACGGCACAGATGTTTTGGTCTATATAGATCCACCATATTTCTGTAATACTCAGCAGCCTGAGTCTTCTAGGCTGTATGATAAAAACTTCGAAGTTGCAGATCACGAAAAGCTTGCCTCAGATATAAAGCAATGTAAGCATAAGTTTGTTTTATCTTACGATGATAATTCCTTTATTCGCAATCTGTACAAAGATTATAATTTATCAAGCGAGCAATGGACGTACTCAGGCACATCCAGTGCGGATGGTGCCAGTAAAACAAAGCAAAAAGGCAAAGAGTTGATAATTAAGAATTTTTGATTAAGGGATTAAAATATAATCTGGTGAGATATATGATTTTTTTTGTTGGTGATCTTTTATAGGAATTGTTTGAGCGAATTTTACTTTAAGAGGTCGGTTTAGTAAAAACTCATAACCAGACTGTTTTCCCCAAAAACTATGAATATCAGCTAGCGGCGTGAAATAACCAATTCCACTTCCATCGATATACTGCGTGCCCCAACACGTACCGATATAGTATCCAGAATCATCCATCAAACCACCACCAGATCTACCAGGTCTAGGACTGTTCATTTTAGTGATAACATTATCATTGACTTGATCGATTTTCACAGAATAGTGTGCTACTTCTCTTCCTCCATCGCACCCACACGAATGGACAATAGAATTTTTTTTGTAAACATAATTTGATGAGGCTATTGGATAATATTCGGGAACCCAATCAGGTTTGAATGTTATTAGTGCTGTATCTTGGTCGGCTGTATGGCTGTAAAAAATTACATCTGCTGGATATGATTTTGTTTCTTTTAATTTTTCTTTATTATGATAATACGCTATTACCTTACATTTCATTTTTTTGGCAGCACCTTCTTTTGCTGACATTGTCCCATTATCCCATAAGTGTCCACAAGTGGCAACATACGCAATATTTTTTTCTACATCATAATAAACTATGGTACCCGAACCACTTGCGTTTAAAAATCCTATTTTCACTGATGCAGCTAAGAATTTTCTGTATTCTATGCCTCTTTCTTCTGTTGGAGAATAGCCTCTTAAGCTCGAAGGCAAATTCTCCATAATTGGCATCTTATCGAGAGGATCAATCTCGACAGGTGCTGAGCAACACACAGAGCTAGAGAAAACAAACAAAATCAACATAAAAAATCTATTCACAATCCTCCTAGTTATATTGACTTGGAAACACTTTAGTATTATATATTATTTATGTTTACAACATTAACAATTTCTCATTATATTTTCCTCAATAGGGAGGAAAGATATAGCCTTTTTGAAGGCAATCCAATAGAAACCATTGGTTTTAATGTGCCTGTTTGGATTGATAAAATAAACACAAGCGAACCAGCAATTGAAGTTTTTTGTAAATATTATCTTACCAACATAAAAGAATCTATTCCTATAACCCCTAATCCTGATGGCTATACTTTAAATTTACCTCAAATTTTTATAAATTCAAAAACACCTAGTTCGATAAGATTGCTAGATGTTAAAGATGGGGGTTGTGAGGAAATGACCTTTAAACAATATTCTAAAACAACAAAAGATAAAAATAATTTTAATATTGTTCACTTCATAGAGATAAAACCTATAGAGGTTTTGTTGCAAACAATCAGCTAGAAACGTCCTGCAGAGAAAGAGACATTCTCATGTTCACAGAATCTCCACTCTGTAAAGACACAGCAGAAGATAAAGAGGCAGAAGAAATAAGCGTTCCACTGTTAGAATTTAAATTGGTTAAAAATAAAGTATTCACAGAAGTCCAGTTTCCACTAGATGTAAATGTTATAATCTGACTAGCAGCCCTATAGACGCCGCCAATTTGTTCTATTGTAAATCCACTGCTAGAAGAAACAGATCTTCTAGAATATCCACTGCCAATAGCTTCGTTTGTTACAGACGTCATTGTGTCCGCTATATTGATAGACGATCTATTGTCTAGTCCAAAATAATATTGAGCTGGTGGATGAGTAGCATCTGTTGCAAAACAACACTTCAGTAAAAACTCTTCTCCCAATGTGTGAAGATAATTATAAATGTTTTTTTGTTCCCATATTACCTTCGAACCTCTAACGTGTTGAATGTCTATAATTTTCATTAATCCGTGCCAATTTTTTTTCATATGATTCCTTTTCACTCATCGTCTTTATTGTTTTGTTTACTTTTTTCTTCTTCTATCATTACGTCAATTATATTGATTGCTTCTGGAGCATATTTCTCTTTTTTGTTTTGTCTTTTATTTTTTAAAACTTCTCTTTTATTTCTTTTATTTTCTACTTCGTTTATTTTCGATATAGCTGTGCGTATGTTTTGTTTTACATCTATTAAAGAAAAATCTGATGATATATTGGAAAGAGCTTTTTCTAAATAGAATTTAGCCTGAAATGTGTTATTTTTCATATTCTTTTTATCCATTTTACAGCAACGTCCTCAGACAAAACCAGAAAAACATCTCCATTTCTTTTTATATTGCTTTCATCTAGTGTCACCTTCCATGCGTCTTGTCCTTCTAATATCGTAGCTTCTTTTTTTAGTGTTGTATTATATGGCAAGTATTGTTTTACTCCTAATACTATTTCTTTCTTAATGTTTTCTATAAACTTTCTTTCATTTATCGGAGTGTTAAAATATAAGCTTATAATTCTTTTTTCTTTAGAGTTTTTAAATAAATTTTCCATCAAACAATCACAATCTTCCTTTAACTTTTTTGGTAGTTGATCGTTTGGAATATTTGTTATTTGATTATCAACTAGATTTACTATAAAGCTTTTGACATAGCTGCTTCCAACAGAAACAAGAGCCTCAGTTGGGGTGAAATCTTGATCGGGGTAAATTGCTTCTATAAGTACATTGTGATTGTGCCATTTTATTTTATCAATAGTTAAGTCTATCGAACTACCTATCTCATTTACTTTCCTCAAAGATTGTGTCGTGTAAGAATTTACAATGCTGTCTATTTCTTTTGAGGTTATGGTGTTGGAATAAAAGCCGTTTTCATATAACAATAAAATGTTTTTTATTTTTTCTGTTAATTTGTCTTGTCTATCGAAAGACCACTCGTTAAAACTTTTTCTTTCTGCTGCTACTTTTTTTGGATCTCCTGTTTTAATAGCTATCATCAATCTTTCTTGATTTGGATATAGTTTTTCCTGCAATAGAGTTTGTATTTCAAATTCATCAATTAAATTTTTCTTCACTTGTTCGACAACAACCGGATCTGGATTCAGAAACAACGCAGAAATATTTTCAGATAATTTTTCTTTGTATTTTTCTATTGATACTTCTGATTTTATTTGATTTTTAATTTCTATGTATTTTTTATATGACATTTTACCATCCAAATTCTCGGAGTATATTTTCATTCTTTCTTTGCAAGCCCATCAAAGGATTGTAGTCCATTTCTGGAGCCAAGACATCTATTTCGTCTTCTAAAAAGTTTTCTAATCTTCCTTCTTCTAGTTCTTTCTTAATTTCGTCATAGATTTGTGACTTTATCAAAGAGCTTACTTCTCTGATAGGTTCTGCTCCTACTGGCATATCTCTGGCTATTGATTCTCTAACATATAAAGCCATGCACATCGCCATTATTGCGTCATCATGTTGTCCTTTTCGAGCTTGAGCTTTTTTTGTGGTCGAATTGTATTCAAAAGTGTCTATTTCTCTTGAAAAACGCATACTATTTATTCTGATGGTTTGGTTGATTAGCCTGTTTTGCAAAGATTCTAGAAAAAGAATTCTGTTTGTTTGTCCTACTTTTATGCCAGGCTTCGTAGTTGAAGTTACTTTGCTTGTATCATAATACAAATTATCATATCCAAAATTATGCTGTAGGTTGCTTATAACAGCACCACCAGGACCCATATGTTCTATAGCTAATAAAGCATTATTGTAATAAAGCCCTACTTCATTGAGAACTTTTGCAAATTCGTGAGGCAAGACAACATTGGAATAAAACTCTCCTACCTGTTCCAATGTTGTGCTATCAATTACCTCAAAACATGAATTGTCGTTCTCTTCGCCTTGTCCTTCGGCACAATCTGCTCCTATGATGTAATCGTGTCCTTCTATAGGCTCTTTCCATACCCAAAAAGCTCCTTTTAATTCTTCATTTTCCGAGTGCGTTTTTATTTTGTTGTTCCATTGTGGGAACAATTTTCTACTAGGATAATTTTTTCTAGTTTGTTCGCTTAATTGTTTGAGCACCCTAGTAGGAAAATACGTCTCTCCAGATCCCAAAAACTCTCTTAAAACTTCCTGAGAAAATCCTTTTTCTCCTAACTGAGCTTTTTGTTCTGCGGCCCAATTTTCATCATTGTAATCAGGGTGTTCCCAATAATCTAAATCTATAACATGAAACTTATTTGAACCGCTTTTTGCTTCTTTGTATGTTTTCTCGTACCAGTTGCCTAAGCCGTTCACAGTAGAAACCAATGCACAAGAACCTCCAGTAGAAAGTATAGGCCACATAGCCTTCCAGTGCTTGTCCATATCGTCAATAAATGCCGCTTCGTCAATGATTAAAAATGTTACTGACTTACCACGAGCGGCCTCGGGAGAATAAAATTGCAAAGCGGAACCAGTATCTGTAAATTGCTTTATATGATCATTCCACTTGCCTTCTTTTTTAGGCTTTAACCAGCTCGGTAGATTTTCACAAGCTCTGTCTACCATCATTCCGATGTTTGTGGCTTCTCTATCTGTTTTGGAAAGAAGCATTACTTGTTGATCCATTTGAAATTCGCATCTCCAAAGACCCCATAAAAGAGTACATGTTGTCAAACCACCCTGTCTGAATTTGCTAATGATATTAAATCTATAGTCTTCATAATCTTTAATTACTTTTTTCTGATACTTATACAAAACAAATGGTACCAATCCCTTCATAGGATGTAGAATTTTTACATACTTATGACAAAAATAAGAAAAAGAATTGCAACACTTTATTATTTCTTTTTGACGTCTTTCTGAATCGTAATTTTCAACTTCTTCTAATGTTTCGCAAGGATCGATCTGAAGTTCATATTTATCAAATTCGTAATATTCTGGATCGAATTGATATTTCCCAGTTTTCTTGTCGAGAATACCTCCGCTTAAATAAAAGTCTTTTAAGTTTTTGTGGCTTTTTTGCCAAAATTTTTCTGACATATATCTCCTGAAATGGGCTTGAACAAAGCCTGCTTATAAATTACATTAGTTGTATTGGTGAAAATATATATCAATTTAGGTGAAATAATGCGTAAATCAGCACTTATAATAACGCTTTTAGGAATAGCTTTGTTCTCTGTTTATTTTGTACAAAAAATATACAAAAAAAATGAATCTCAAGTACAAAAAGAACCAATTCAAAAAGAGACAACTTTTGATGAAGCTTTAGAAAGTATCTCAGAAGAGGATATTAAAAAGAATCTCGAATATCTAGCATCAGACCAATTAGAAGGAAGAATGTCTGGAAAAAATGGTAATGTTTTAGCTGCAAAGTTCATAAAAGATAAATTTGAAGAGTTTGAATTAGAAACAGTTTATCAAAAATTCAACATAAAAAGAATGAATCCCGGTCCAAAGAATGAAATTGGCGAGGATTTCACACAAAACATCTGCTCTTGGGTGGATGGCAATGATGAGAAATTAAAAAACGAAATCATTGTAGTGGGGGCTCATATGGATCATATCGGATACGGTCCCCAGATGAGTCGATTCGGAGGAAACAAGATACATCCGGGAGCAGACGATAATGCTTCTGGCACAGTCGCTTTGTTGGAAGTTGCAAAAGCGTTTTCTAAGCTAAAGAATAAAGTTGGCAGAACTGTTGTTTTTGTTGCATTTTCAGCAGAAGAGATGGGATTAATTGGAAGTAAGTTTTATTGTAATGATCCTATTTTTCCCCAAGACGCTCCAGATATAAACAAACATGTATTTATGTTGAATATGGATATGGTTGGCTATTTGGGCAAAGGAGAAAATCCAGTTTCTTTCAGTGATGGAGATAGTTCTTTTGATATAAAAAGAACTATAGATAATTTGTCTAACAAATACTCTTTTGCAAAAGGGATAACAAGTAGAAGCACTGGAGGAAGTGATCATGCTTGTTTTTACAATAAAAGAATACCAATAGCTTTTTTGCATACAGGGCTTCATCCGCACTATCACAAACCAAGCGACACAGCAGATAAAATAAATTTCGAAGGTCTTTCTAAAGTAGCAAAATATGCATTTGAACTAAGTTGGAATATAGCGAATGCAAATATCCGACCTACATTCAATAATGAAGTTTTTAAAGAATTGGATTTGAGACACGATCATGGACACCAAGAATTCCCAGAATCAAACGAAAGGAAATAACATGTATACCAAAATGACCAATGAATTAATTTTGTCTTTATTGAACAGTGACCTAAAGAACGAATGGAAACATCTACGATTCTATCTGTACCACGCTAGTGCGGTTACAGGGCTTCATTCTGAAGAATACAAAGAGCTTTTCTTGGAAGAAGCTGCTGGAGAAATGAGTCATGTGACCGAGTTTTCAGATTTAATCATAGGTTTGGGCGGAACAGCCACTCATGAGTCAAATTCTTTTGAAAAATTTACTTCTCCAAAAGACATAATTCAATACGCTCTTTCTATGGAAGAAGAAGTTGTTACAAATTATGTAAACAGAATGAAAGATGCAGAAGAACTAGGCGGAGTAGATGGACAATGGTTAGAAATATTTCTAGAAGGTCAAGTACAAAAAAGTAGAGAAGACGTAGATCGTTACCGTCAAATTTTAAAGGGAGAATAATTTGCCAACTGAAAATGAAAGGAAATACATAATAGATTCTAAAATAGAGTCTATTATTATGGAAAAATCCTCGGCGGCATATGATATCTCCCAAGGATACCTGATCGCCACCAGAGGAATTACCGTTCGTATTCGAAAACTTGTTAAAAGAAAAAATAAAAAAGCAGAATATTATTTTACGCTAAAAGCAACCACATCTGGAAGGGCTATAGAGCTAGAAAAGAAAATGGATGAGCGTGATTTTGATGATCTATGGAATATCGCACTTAATAGACTTGAAAAAGTAAGATATATTTTGTCCCATGAAGGAAACGATTGGGAAATAGACTTTTTTAAAGACTATAAAGAAAATACATATATGGCTGTAGCAGAAATAGAACTTCCTGAAGATCAATATGAGCCTTATTCTATTCCTGGTATAATTAAAGACAATTTATTATATTCCGTGCCCTTGACCGACATACGGTTTTCTAATAAACTGTTAGGAGATGCTAGGTACGCTTCACAATTATTACAAGAAATACGAAAGGAATTACAATGAAAATCACAATGAAGTACGATGTAGTCGATAACCTTCCTGTTGCTCGGTTCTGTTACAAGGGGAATCACACCCATCCTGTTCGTAGAACTGTGTTGGTCACAGAATCTAAAAAAACCCACATTTCTGGCTACGAACTAAGAGAAGGCAATATTGTTAGGGTCTCTTCAAATGCCCCTATTAAAACGTATATTAGGAGCAAAATTGCTAAGACGAATAATCTTCGTTTAGAACAAAGGAAGAAGTTTTCAGTCTCTAAAAGTACATTAGTAAGAAAAACTCTGGTTAGCCTTGTGGAAACCGGCGTATAATTTTTTTAAAATTTAAAAAAAATACCCACTGATCACTCTAGATACGAGTGAAAAGTGGGTATTTTTATTTCATAGAGGTCACAATATATGTCTTTTTATCAAAATGTATTTAATCAAGAGTTTAGGGGCAACTGGGTACTGGGCGATAGACAGTATTCTTTGACTTTTGCGTGCCCTGCAAATAGAAATAGTTCTGATTTTCAATATGCATACAATATAGGACCATGGGATTTTAGTAGCGATAATACTTTAACGCTAAATTATGCGTGGGACACTGATTTTAAAAATTACGCAACATTAGAAATAAATGTAGCAGGATACTCTCCTTCTGAAACTACTGTTGGAGAAGTAGTTGCGATTTTAAATAATGATTTAACTTTTGCTGATATGTTTTTGGCACAAATAAATAATAATAGTGTTTTGATCCAAGCTAAGCCTGGTCGTGCAAAAAAAACCATAAAAATGTGGATCAGCAATAGCGGCGCAGAGAAAAAGATGCGTTTTAACAAGTTCGCAGGAGTAGCAGAGCTACCTTCTTATTTTTCAAAACATACAATTGAAAATAGATTCGTGCAAGACGGAATGGGTCAGATTATTCTTTTGGATGAAACCGATTCGGAAGTAGATATTCCAATTATAGAAGAAGCAGGGTTTGTTGTTGGGGACATGAAGGAAGATTGGCAATTAGTTAAAGGCCGAGCCTCAGGTCTTTTTACATTTCAAAAAATAACAGTGGACGGCAGCGATAGAATAACTCAAATAATAGAATACCCAGCAGGTGCAGTCGCTGGTGATTTTGCAAGAAAAATTAATTATAACTACACATCTTCCAATACAAACCCATCCTCAGTCACAGAAATTCCTTATGTTTTAGCAGACGAAGACCTTGTCACTCCTTAAAAAGTATAATTATGCCATCAAGAAAAAAATGGCTGGGATCTGGCCACTACAATCTAACACAAAGACTTGTGAAAAGGCTATGGCCAAACTTTCCCTTTTATAGGAACAAACTGCTTATTCCTAGAGATTGGAATAATATAACTCCAACTCCAACTCCAACTCCAACTCCAACTCCAACTCCAACTCCAACTCCAACTCCAACTCCAACTCCAACTCCAACAAGCTCCACTTGTCATACTGGTAGTTTAGTCTTTGGTGCTGACAATAAGTATATTTCTTTTGCCGGTGATAACGATTGGGCACTAGGAACGGGAGACTTCTGTATCGAATGGTGGCAATATCAAACCGCTGCCGAGCCTCCATTGTATAGCAGACTTTTTCAAGTTGGAGATTATCCAAACCACTCAATCGCCGTAAGTATTGAAAATGGAACTTTCATATTTTGGGTAAACAACGGGACTCAATTGTACGGCTCAGTAAGTTTAGCAAACTATTTAAATCAATGGGTTCACTTTGCGGTGGTAAGACAAAGCGGAACATCCTCTGTGTATCAAAACGGATCTAGAATAATAAATTATTCTACTCCTAATGATGTGACCAACAATACTGATCCTTTAAAAATAGGATTTGGTAGCAGTAATTGGTGGAATGGCAAAATAACCAATTTTAGATGGGTTAAAGGAAGTTCAGTATATGATGGAACACAGAGCACTATAACAGTGCCTACATCACCACTTACTGCTATCAGTGGAACCAAATTACTCTTGTTAACAGAAACGGCTGAAACATATCTTGACGATTCTAGCGGCTTGAATAAATCAGCCACAAACAATGGAAGTGTTATATGGTCCTCAGACGGACCTAATTTCCCCTGTTGCGACACACTTACTTTTGTGGGCGTCAATGCGAATACAACTGGAAATTCTGCAATCAAAACATCTTCTGGCGGATGGGATGCCTCAGCATATTCTACGCAAACTTATACTGGTCCAGTTTCAGTTACTTTTCGCATTTCATCTAATGCAATCAATGTTATGGGCGGATTTTCATTCAATCCCACCCTCGAATCCAGTACTTATGTTAATGCGACTTTTGGAATCTATGCTGAAGGTAACAATCTAAAGATATATGAAAACTCTAGTAATGTTCAAACAGTATTTGAAAGTGGGAATATAACCACTAGTGATATATTCAAAGTTGAATATGATGGAACACACGTTAAATACTACTACAATGATGGTTTGGTTTATACTTCATTACAAGAAGTAACTAGTCCACTGTATGTATTTTTCCCAATTCTGACGCTCAATCAAGGCGTTACTGATATTTGTGTTCAATCAATAGCACCAGCACCAACACCAACTAGCACTCCAACACCAACTAGCACTCCAACACCAACTAGCACTCCAACACCAACTAGCACTCCAACACCAACTAGCACTCCAACACCAACTAGCACTCCAACACCAACACCAACTGGCGGTAATGGGCTCTCCTCCGGTACCGCAGGAGATAGTGCTAAACAAATTAAAACAGACTATCCCTCATCGACAGATGGTTTGTATTGGATAAAAAATGACAACATAAATGGCGGAACTCCATTTCAAATATATGCAGACATGACCACCGATGGTGGAGGATGGACGTTGTTGATGACCAACTCGTCGCAACCCGACTGGACATATGCTGAGGTATTAGAAAAAAATACAGAGTCTCCATCTGTATCAAACAATTATTCCATAGTAAGCTATGCCGACTATTTAAGAGGAAGTGGGTCCACCTTTCAATATATGATAGATGCCGGTCAAAGAGCACATTTTGGTGGCATTTGGTCGGCTCCTATATCTTATTCTTTTGTCAAAACAGATAATTCACAAACCGCAGTGACTCTTAACACTAAGTTCGGCACATGGACATACAATAATGCTTCAATAGAAGAAATAATGCCTTGGATCGCACCCATTGGGGAGTGTGCGTGGCTAACGACAAGTGCAAGCTCGGGCGACCAGTGGTATGGTACTTTGATTTCAAGATGTGGATTTTTTCCCGCCCCGTGGATCGGAGCCGCCGGAGGAGCCGAGGGGGACAATGTAAACCCCGGAATTATATGGTACTGGGTACGAGGCTAGAAGGAATAGTTAAATATTCTTCAAGAAAAGCGTAAGTGTCTATCATTTTTATTGGCTCGTAAGTATTTCTGATTAAATTATCATCATAAACCATAGCACCAGATTCTAAAAACTTTCTAGTCATTGCCGAGTTATATTTTTCCTCAGAAAATGGCCATGCCACAACATCATTGGCAAACCCACACATATATCTCATTGCATTTTTTATACTTCCTCTTCCACCTTCATCTACATAATTCCATATATCAATATTCAAGCTTTGGCTTATTTTCGCAAGTTCACAAAGTAGAAACAAGTTAAAGTTACTATAATGTCTGTTTGCTACTCGATCCATTTCTAAAACTTGCAGTCCTTCTTCGTTTATTTGATTGTACAAAATATTTGGAACATTATTGTTCAAATATGTAGCAGCCTCCGCAGATCGCCCAGCCCCACACAAATAAGCAGCCAGTTGCAAAGTATGAGATGTTCGAATGTTATGTAAATAGCCTGACTGCAATAGACCTCTCGGACTATTTTGAAACCAATCAGAGATATCGCTGAACCAAGCCTTCATGCTAATATCATCTGAAGGCGTCCATTGGTGACTACTTTTTAAGATTTCTATCAAATCTACAATCATAGATAAGCGATTAGTGTCTATGACTGCACCTCTTATTTTAAAATCAGACTGATTGTCCCCCATAACAATGCCACTATAAGTTAAATCTGGATTCATTCTTGTTTCTTCATTTATAAAAAACACCCTCAGCATTTCAATAGCTTTTTGTGCATAAACTTCTGATTTTGTAAAATAATAAAGCAAAGTCAAAGAATATAAATTTTTTATAAGCAAATAAATTTCTCGGGAGTCCGACACAGTCGAAACGTCCTTATTGCGAACGCCATCTCTTCTCACATAAGGATAACCAGTAGGAGTGTCCGGATTAGGGTGCCAATATACCGCCAAGCTTACATAGTTGTTTGCTCCGACTATAGCTTTTATAGAAGATTTGTTGTTGGTTATAGAGATGTTTTCTACATTTACTAAATTACTATTTGTTTCAATAAAATTATTTATTATCTCTTGCGGAAGAGATGTCAGTCTTTGTTCGTTTATCAACAACATTTTTACTTTCATTTAACTGTTATTAAATATGCTAATCCAAATACTTGAACAAGAATAATTACTGATAATACTATATCCCTTACAGAATAAACATAGGGCTCATTAACTTTTCTTATCTTATCTACCATTCCAAGACTCTTTACTTCAGATTGTGAGTCTTTTTCTTTAATAGATTTGATCGCCGCAACAATGGCATCTACCATTTCGTTTTTGGTAACATAATTAACATCATTATTTTCTGTTGTGTGCATCTTTGCTTGCGGATCAATGGTTTCAACTCTTTGGTCAATAACTTCTCCGGTCTTTGTGTTGATGGTTTCTATTCGTCTTTCATACACAAAAGGCTTTGTTTTCTCTATAATTCTTTGTTGAACATTGAGAGGTCTTTCTTCTTCCACTTTTATCTCAATAGTTCTTTCGACTTCGTTTTCGTTCAATTTGCTTTCTGTGACTATTTTTTCTGCTTTTCTTCCATCTTCTAAAACCCATTTCTCTACATTGTTATTCATTTTATCCCCTAAAATTATTTTTCCAAATTTTTCTAAATTTATTTTTCTTGCTTGCAACCATCTTGTTATGTTTTTTGGATCGCCCATATATAATTCCAAATGATTGTATTATAGAATAGTCTAAATTCCCCAAGTTTTTCTTAGCTTTTCTAGTATTTTTTCTTTTTCTTTTTCTTTTTTCTTTTCATTTTGCTCTTTTTCTACCGGTTTATTTTCTTTATCAATTTTCTTTGTAATTTCATATAAATATTCAATCTTTTCTTCCCATTCCTTTTTAGGAACATACATCTCAAGTTCCCCAGAAACTTCATGATAAACAAAGGCTCCTTCAAAATACACAGATATTTCTCTTAGATGAAACTTTATTATTATTGAAAGATTTATTCCACGGGACAAACCATCAAATTGTAGCCCTATATCTGTCGTGGCTTCTGTTTCATCCATGATCGGTATATTTTCATTATCTTCTTCATAAAATGGATCTCCAAACTCTGTGGAGTCTACATACATGCCTCCCTGTCTAATAATTGAGCCTCCTAACTTCTTGGCTATCGAACAAAATTTGCCACCTAACCCCATATATCCATTTTTCATGGCTTCGATAGTTCTTGCTTCTTTTATGGCTTGTTCATAACTCATTATCATCCTTTTTTTATTTTTGGCTTTATTTCCGCTATATATTATATCAAGAGTAACCACAAACAAAAGGAGTTGTTGATGTTACATTTTTTAAGAAAATGGTTAAGCGGACTTAACCAGAAAAAGGCGGTTGCTGCACCAAAGTCTGTAGGGACCAAGACTAAGTTTTATTTGAACGACCCTACCACGCCAGATTTGATCTTAGAGCAAGATCCACCCGTAAATACATCTTTTGCCATGAAATCTGTGGGTGATCAAGGGGGAGGGTTCGCCCTTGGAACCTCACAGCAACAAGCAAGTGCTTGTAAAATAATGGTAAATAACGTTTTGTCCTACATGTTGGTATCCTATAGGCTCGCTAGCTCTGCAAAAAAATTAACGGGATGGGCTGCAACAAGCTCATTGACCATTAATTCAAGAGCAGGGGTTGATATAAATGCATATTATGATCGTTCTTCTTTGAAATTCTTTTATTTTCAAAATAGAGCAAAAAAGAAAACAGTTTACACAGCAGATTCAAACTCCGTTGTGTGTCATGAATTTGGACATGCGTTGCTAGATTCAATTCGTCCTGATTTTTGGTCCACACAATCTACAGAAGTGTGGGCGTATCACGAAGCGTTTGGAGATATGACCGCCTTGATCGCATCTCTACAGTACGACGATTTAATAAATAGGGCTCTCATTGAAACTAAAGGCAATCTAATGCTATCTAATGTTTTGACCAGACTAGCTGCCGAAATGGGGACGGGACTATATGATGTTTCTAGGGATAAAACAGGAATGTTAAAAACATGTCTAAGAGATCTTTCCATAGTTTACAATTATGTAAAACCAGAAACACTTTCTGATTCTACTCCTGACAACGTGCTTTCAAACGAATGCCACAGCTTTAGTCGTGTTTTTAGCGGAGCTTTCTATGAAATGTTCGTAAAAATAGCAGAACAAAATATAGCAACAGGCAAATCTGCTATAGATTCTATTAAAATATCCAGAGATGTAGTTTCAAGATATTTATTGAAAGCCACCTCCACGGTACCGCTCACAGTTCGTTTGTTCGACGCTATGGCTAGACAGATAATACAGATAGATAAAAGCGAGGGAGGCAAATATCAAACCGTAATATCGGATCTGTTCACACGCAGAAATATATTGCTTTCAAAGGTTTTAATGTTAAACGATATGGATTTTAGCTCTGTAAAAGCAATAGTAAAAGATCCATACGAAATACAATTGCTAGATAATAATAAAATGCTACGTACATTTTCTAACAAAACAATTAAGTTGTCAGAAATTGACGGAGTATCAGCATTAAATAATAATCCTTTATTGTCGCTAGAAATAGAAGTTCCTAGCCAAAAAGGATATTATTTTGATGAAAATAATAAATTGTTCGATATTATTGATACTACAGACGAAGAAGCAATAGAGTCCGCATATAGCTGTGTAGAATTTTTAAATTCAAATCACTTAGTAGGAAACTATAGAACCTCTTTGTTTGAAATCAAAAAAGGGAAACTAGTGAGGAAACAAATGGTATGTAAATGTGGCTTGCCAAATTATTGTGACCCAAATGCACCAGAATATCAAAAACCTTGGAAACCAGCAAACAATTCTAGTTGTTCTGCGTGCCAAGGAACAAAGTGTTTGCCAAGAAGCTGTGACTGTTCTCAGCCTGAACAACTACCAAAAAGAAAAACAAGCTGCTATTCAGCATTAAAAAGCTGCATGGGGAAGACTTATAAAATAGGACAAGCAATTAGTAGAGGAGTCTGTTCCAATTGAAATCTTTTCTCTTTGACTTAGTAGGATTGCCCTGATTATCATACTCTATGCTGTTTAAGTTTATATCTATTTGATTATAAACCATCTCAGCATAGGGTATGTTAACAGGCAAATTTACTTTTATTTTTATATTATTTTTTTGTTGATTTGTTTCGTATATTTTTATTGTAAACGCACCCTCAGCCCCGACCTTTAAATAGAAAGAATTCCTGTCAGCTCTGTCTTCGATAACCATACAATTAAGCTCTTTTAAGGCCATTTTGGTGCTTTTATATAATGTTTTTATGTCTTCGCTATAGTATTTGTTGGCCTCGGTGTTTCTCCAAACAATAACCCCAGAAACCACAGGTTGTGTTCTAAATGGTTCAAATGAACACCCAGAAAAAGATAAAAATATTAAAAAAAATATAAAATTTGAAAAAAATTTCATGGTTCCTCCTATAATTATGTATCAGGAAGTAATAAAAAAGGAGCAAATATGTTAGTTAATTTTAGCAATTTAAATAAAAGTGATAGAATCAAAAGTTCTTGTAATTTTTTAAATTATTTTTTTACCTCTATTTGTCCTGATACTCCTATTTGTTCTTATGAAGATGATGAGGACGAGGATGAAGATGAAGACGAAGACGATTGGGATGAGAACGAGGATGAAGATGAAGATTGGGAAGGAGGCATTCTGCACGTGGTAGACGATGATGGGGACGAGGAGGATTGGGATGACGATAATGAAGACGATGATGAAGACGAAGACGAAGATGATGATGATTGGGATGGAGATGATGATTGGGATGATGATGATGATTGGGATGATGATGAAGACGATGACGATGATGATGATGATGATGAAGACGACGATGATGATGATGAAGACGACGATGATGAAGATAATGAGTGGGATGAAGATGAAGATGAAGATGAAGATGAAGATGAAGATGAAGATGAAGATGAAGATGAAGATGAAGATGAAGATGAAGATGAATGGGGTAGTGAATGAGTGGATGGGAACAAGACAAGCTTAATGAGCACCGAGCCGTGTTTTTGTTTGGATTATTTTGTGTTATCGCCTTTTGTGTTTTGTTTTGGCCAACAACAGAGCCTTATCCAAAAACTCCACCCGCCCCGCAACGCATCATCAGGGTTTGCAACGGCTGCGGCACAAAGTGGCGTGGCGAAGACACCGGGCCGATCACAAAATGCCCAAGATGTCCGCTCTCTCAAGAGGATTTAGAGCGGCTGAAACAACAGATGTTGAATCAGAAGCAAAATAACAAACAAGAGAAATCCGAAGCCGAATGACGTATAAAGATAAATACTACGTTCTCGAAGGAAACAATTGGTGTCATAAAACACCGCTGAAACTCTTGGTCAATCCGTTGCTAAGGAAAATTCAATTTCTCACCCACAGACCATATGTCATAGTCAGCAAGACTGAGTTCGAAGAAGATAATCCTAAGTTCTTGGGCTATTCCTTTAGAAGAATCGCTATTAGTAGTTGATTGGTAATAATCTAAATTGAAATGAACAAAAAAAATACTATATAATTATGGTGGAAACACCACACCTTTACAGGATGTAAAGATGTATCAGCAGAACAAGGAGGTTCATGAACAAGCTGACATATTGTTTTATATTTTTGTTTTGTCTAGATATACAACCTACAAAAGAGGATGTATATAACCCTTCAACAAATACAGCAAACCCAGTCTCAGCCTATGAAGGCTATGTAGACGAAGACCTTACTAACGTAATGGTCCCTATTCCTATGAAGGATAGAGTTTATAATAAAACAGGAATTCAATGCGTATGGGCCTCCACAGAGTGCATAGGACGGTATGCAGAAGAGCCCAAACTCATAGGACTAACCAATGATAGCGAATGCAAAAGCTACGCAAACCCTACGTCTCTTGCATCAAAACTTAGAAAACTAAATATCAAATTCGAACAAACCACAAGTAGATCAGATAGAAGTTTATTAATAAAATCTGTTGTAAAAGAACGAAGAGGATGTTTATTTGATGTACCAGGTCACGCTATGACCCTAATTCATTATGATGAAGTAGCAGGAATTGTTAAATATATCAATAATAGCGATAAAAGTTTGAAAATAAGAACATGGACAATGAAAGAATTCAATCAAAGATGGGCTGGATGGATCTGTGTGATCTATGCAGATAAAGATATTGTGCCTAAAAAATACACTAAATCATATCCAATACCAATAATTGATAGAAATAAAGAGCAAGGGGATTATAAAAAAGATTATATATTGCAACCAATATTATTTTGAATCTTTTCCCCTGTAAATACTTCTCTTAGAGGAAAGAGGAAAATCTTCTTTCCTCTTTTTGTTTTTAGACGTTATCGGTAGATCGTCGCCACCATAAGTCGGAAAAGCACCCGGTCTCTCAAGTTTATTCTTAACACCATCGCCACCATCGCCCTCATCCTCAACTCCAGAAGGATTGTTGGCAGACCCACCATAGTATTCAAGTTTAGTCAACCAATTTTTAAAATTTTGCATAAATGGAATCCAAAAATATTTTTTATATCAATATATATATTGAAGATTTTAATTTAAATGTCCAAGGAGGGCTATGAAAAATTTAACAAAATTACTGCTTATTCTAAATGTATGCTTTGCTGTGTTCCTAGGAATGCAAACTGGATATGTTCATTTTGATAAAGAACATAAAGAAAAACCAGAAATAAAAAAGATAGAAAAAAATATATCTGTCAAAACTCCAGCACATCTAGATTATCCTCAAATAATCGAACAACTAAAACTCTGGAACAATGAAGCACCAGAAGTTACAGAAATAGGCGTTTACGGAAAGACATCTCAAAACAAAGACCTTTACTACATAAGGATTTCTGGAGATCTTAAAAAAGAATGTCCAAAAGTGCTTGTTACTGGATGTATCCACGGAGATGAATCATTATCAACAGGCTGTGTAATGGCCTATATAGGAAATCTTCTACATGAACAAAAAACTAATCTAGAAGTTAAAGAATTGCTAGAAAATAGAGATATCTACTTCGTACCAGTATTATCCCCAGATAGCTACCCAACAAAAAGAATGGTCGATAAAGTAGATCCAAATAGAGACTTTCCTAGTCCAAAAAGTAAAAATAAATCCGTGTCTAAATCTGTCCAAGAAATACAAGAATTCTTTTACAGAATAAAGCCCGATGCAGTACTATCTGGACACGCTTATGGAAGAACTTACCAAATCCCATACGCAGATAATAGAAAGAAATGCCCAAACCAATCCGATTATGACAATATAATCAAAAAGATGTCAGACTTATCTGATTATAAATATGAACAATGCTGCAACTTCTATTTGCGACCCATCAAAGGAACAGAACTAGATTGGTACTATAGAAATGGAGCCTTTTCACTTATTGTAGAATTCGGGGTAAACCAAATAAGACCCAAGCCAGAACAAATCAATAAAGAATTTGAAAAGACATGGAAAGCATTCAAAGTTTTCCTACAAGAAGCACCACTTGTTGAAATAAAAGCAGGATTCGATGACCAAATCGAAGATGAAGAGAATCTTGGAATAGAAAACAAATACTATAGCCACCAAAAGTCTATTTTAAAAATAATTAAAAATTGACTAGATTCTTTTGTTGCTTTAAAAAATAAAAATATCTTTCATAAGAGCTTTCCGCTTCTTTTATATGCTCGTATTTAAGCGATTTTACATCTAATTCTTTATCCAAAAAATCTAAAGATTCTTTTTCGAGAGTTATTGTTTCTTTCAGCTTTAAATAATTTGATATATATTCAGTTCCAATATTGTTTTTTAAGTCTTCGAATGTCAATAAAACGTAATTAGAACAACACTTCGTCATCTCACACAAACGTCTCAACCTATAAGTGTAGTGCCTAACAGCAAATGTAGGCTTTAACTTATTGTTTAAAATCATTCTACGCAAAACACCTTCTGGACGTTTAATAACAATTATAAAAAAACAATTTGAAAAGTCTAACTTAGTAGATAAAGAATAATTATAAAGAATCTCGTCTAAATAAAGAGCGGACCTATTTCTTTTTTTATGATCTTTTTTTGTTAAATTTAAAAGACTAATATTACTGAAATAATTATTATCTAAATCTTTGGATTTATAACCCTGAATATTAGAACACTCACACATAGCATCATACAAAACAGATGAACCTGAATAACAATGACTATTTATTAAAGTTATTTTTTTCATGAAAATTCTGCCGACTTATCTACTATAGATATAGAAATTAAAATTTAAAAGAGAATAAAAGAGACAAAAAATGCCTATATGGAGCGACTTTTTTAAATTGTTCACATACGCTGGTGAGCAAGACCCATTATCTAAACAAAAAGACTACAGACAGTTCCAAGGAGCAGGTATAGCTCAACCGGAAGCTCTAGGAGTCGATTTTACTGGCGGCGGGCCAAATTCTGGTATGTCGAACTTCCGACAAACTACAGATATGATCGATACTACTACTCTCACCAATCGAGCGATGAGATATAAAGAGTACGAAAGATTAAGAAATGTCCCAGAAATAGAAATGGCAATGACAGTATTCTCAGACGAAGCATGCGTCTCAGGCGATACAAGAATATCTACTCCATTCGGACCAATCAGTATAAAAGAATTAGTTGAGACAAAAGGGGATGAAAGATTCCTCGCATATTGTTATGATTTTGAAAAAAGAGACTACACTTTAGGCTGGGCATACGCACCCAGATATGTAAAAGATGCAAAAACATTAACAATAGTTTTTGATAACGGATCAACAATAACATGTACGCACGACCATAGAATATTAAAAAGAGACGGTAGCTGGTGCGAAGCTGGAAAACTAAAAATGAACGATGAGCTTATGCCGTTCTACAGAAAGCCAGCAAATTTTCGTCTTACAAAATTAACTCAAAAACAATATCCAAGAATTTTTACACTCAACAAAGGATGGATACACGAAAGACAATTTGTCGATGATTGGAAGACCGGAAAAGTTGACCCAAAAAATGCCGCAATAAATAAAGCAATGAAAATGATAGGAGCCGGAATTCCTGTCGTGAAAATAGAAGAACATATGGATGTAGACTGGCACACCCTAGAAAAATGGATGAACAGACAAGGATTTACACATAAAGAAACAAAAGAATTATTCAAACTAGAAGATAAAAGAACAATATTAAACATTCATCACAATGATGAAGAACAACCTGTGTACGATATGTCTGTTGAAAAACACGCATGCTTCGCAACAGATAGCATCATAGTTCATAATTGTCAAAAAGATGAAACAGGAAATATATTAAAAGTATTAACTAACAACGAAGATATTAAAAAAGAAATAGAGTTCGTACTGCTACATCGCAAAATGCTCAACCTCAACAGAGCAGGATGGAGCTGGTTCAAAAGTTTGTGTATTATGGGAGATCACTTCGTAGAAACAGTAATCAATCCAGATAACCCCAAAGAAGGAATATACAAAGCAGTGCCACTACCACCAGAAACTATGTATAGAATAGAAACTGTCAAAGGTAGAACAATAGAATATCAACAAGCAAAAGAAGGACCAGATTATCAAGCAATAATCAGAGGCCCAGTAGACGACCTAAACAATACAGAACTAAATCACACAACAGCAATACGTTTTGCTACTAATCAAATAATACATTTCAAAATCGGAGATGATAGAAAAACATTTTTTCCATACGGACAATCACTAATAGAACCAGCAAGAGGACCCGCACATAATCTAAGACTTTTAGAAGATGCAATGGTGATTTATAGGCTCTGCTTGGTTGGAGACACAAGAATCAGAACTCCAGATGGATATGCGTATATCAAGAATATTAAAAATGACGATTTTGTTTATTCTTATAATTCAATAGGCGAAACACTAAGAGCCAAAGTGATTAATTTTGTAAATAATGGCATGAAAGATGTCTACACGGTTCGTAGCAAACATGTACAAATAACAGGAACTGCTACGCACCCCATACTTGTAAATCGAGAAGGAATCATCCAGTATGTCGATATTCAAGACTTAATCGTTGGTAAAGACAAAATCATAAATATAACTAAAGATGAGGAGTCTGAAACGGAGATACCAAATATACTTGGAGAGACATGGGCCAAACTTGATGTCTCTCAAAGAACCGCCTTCAGAAATACAATTTATAAAAATAAATCTGCATTGATGAGAAAATGCGGAGATATAAATAGAATAAGACAGTTTCTTTATACCGAAGGTAAGGCCCTGCCTGCTGATCAAGCTAAAAAGATATGTGATGTTTTTGGTTTAGAGAAAAACAAACTTGTAACAACCAATAAAGGACAAGCAAATTCCGAAAGAATAATGCTGCCGAAGTTTGTAGATGAAGAATTTGCTAAATTATTTGGCTTCTTAATAGGCGATGGATCTATAAGGAAAAATAACTACCAATTAACTTTTTCTGCAGGCTTAGATGAAAAACAAAATGTATTTTATAAAAATATACTTGAAAAATATTTCGGCAAAGTTAGATTCGAAAGAGAAAAAAGAAGCAACAACAAGAATTTAGGCAACTATGTCGTCGACTCAACTGTTGCTTGTAAAATTTTATTGTCAATGGGCTATATCAAAGGAGTTAAAAACAAAAGAATCCCAAGCTGGGTGTTTAATGCGTCCAAGAAAATAAGAAGAGCTTTTGTAGAAGGACTATCAAATGCTGATGGTTGCAAAAGACGCACCAAAGCCGGAACTTGGTTCTCGACTATAGAATTATGCAATAAAAACCTTGTAGAAGACACAAAGGAACTATGGTCCTCAATCGGACTCTGCTCAGGAAAAATTGTTAACAGAAAGCGTAAGGGTGGTCACGAAATTGAAAAAGGAAGAAAGATGCCACCAACCGAATGTTGGTCGGTCACAGTTTCTAATAAAGAGCTTCCAAAATATGAAAATGTAATAGCAGTAGAATATGCAGGACAAGAAGAAGTTTACGACTTAACAGTTGATAACGAAATGCATAATTTTGTGGCAAACGGCATAATCGTTCACAACACTCGCGCTCCTGAGAGGCGTGTTTTCTACATTGACGTTGGTCAACTTCCTCCATTTAAAGCAGAAGCATTCTTGGATCGAATTAAAGATCAGTTCAGAAAAAGAAAAGTAACAAGCAATAGAGGAAATACACCAGGTGCAAATCAAGTTGAAGAAAGATGGCAACCACCCGCACAAGATGAAGATTACTGGTTGCCAACTAGACCAAATAGCAACACAAGAATAGAAACACTACCAGGGGCAGAAAATCTTGGCGAAATAGATGATGCTATCTATTTCAGAAACAAACTACTAACAGCATTAAACTTTCCTAAAAATTATTTCAATAACGAAGACCCCAATTCAACCAGAATAACATTAAGCTCACAAGATGTTAAATTCGCAAGAATGATCGAAAGATTGCAAAGCAACTTCGAAGACGGAATATTAGAACTGGCAGAAAGACACTTGCAGCTACGAGGGTTCCCAGAAAAATCTTATCAAGATTTAAAAATAAAGATGACTCCTCCATCCGACTGGAGAGAACTATCAAGAGCGGAAGTCACATCAGCAAGATATGGCAATGCAGGAACATTGAAAAGTAGCGTTCTTATGTCTGATTATGACATAATGACGAGAATTTTGAAATATGGCGAAAACGAAACAGAAGAAATGCTCGCAAGATTGAAAATTCAAAAACTAGAAGATCTCAAACTACAAGTAATGGCACAGAATCCACAACTTCTAGGAGTGGGAATTCCAGGTCAAGAACAATCAAATCCAGAACTAGGAACACAAGCAGGTGGCCCCAACGCAATGCCACAACCAGAAGACGCAGAACAAGCTAATCTTGAGGGCCCTCAAGCTCCACAAGAGCCCACAGGCGAACAACCACCACCTGAAACCGGTGAACAACCTGCCGAACCAACTAGTCTAGAAGATCCTTCTGAAGAAGATATTAAGAAGTACGATCTAGAACTACAAGGATATGAAGCAGAACAAGATCTAGAAGATATAGATTATAGCGTAGGTGATGAATGATCAATTTGTTTCCTAAAATATCAATGAAGAATAAGAATATTATAAAACAATCCTCCTCAGTAGGATGTTATCATTGTTGTAAAATATTCGATCCCAAAGAAGTAACAGAATATACAGATAATAACGAAACTGGAATATGCCCACATTGCCTCGCAGACTGTTTAGTAGGAGACAAATGTGGGTTTGTTCTAGATGAAAATATCTTGATTAAAGCAAAAAAATGTTGGTTCAATCTCTAGATTTTCTCTTCTTCTCTGGCTTGTCTGACTTGTTCAAAAACCCGCCACATTCACGGCACTTAGCTTTGCCAGCATTAATATCATATATTGAAGCTCTTGCTTCTGCTCCACATCTACTGCAAATAGCTTTTGTTTCAATCAAATAAGCTTCGCCTTTGTAAGAATCAGCAGCATTAGGAACCATCGCATTAGATGGCTGCTGAGGAGAACCGGCGTTGCCCATAGAGGCATCACCACTAGAAACATCTCCTAACCCCTTAGACGAATTAGATGAAATTCTCTTGGCAGCTCTACTAGCAGCAACACCTAGATCTTTCAAACTATCAAAATCATGTTGAGATAACATTTGTTCCACTTGATCTTTAACTTCTGGAACACTCTGCACAATACTCTTTAACATGCCGATAGTTTGACTTCCTTTAGCTCCCAATATAAGCAAAAAAGCTTGAAGGGCCGTGTCTACAGCAGCTTCAGAATTCGCATCTAGGCTTACATTATTTGCCCCGCCAAATATATCTTTTCCCATATTCATAGCGGACATTTCCCGCAGCTTTACATATTCTACAAATTTTCTCATCTTAACTCTCCTAAATTTTGAATGGTGATGCATACCTATATATCAGACGATAATAAAATAATTGAGTTATTGAAAAAAATTTAACCTAGAATTTATATATAACTCATCAGGATTTTAGGAAACCAATACACAGGGAGTCAATTGACCTATGAAAAGAAAACTAATTAGTTTTGATGTGTTCAAAAAAATAGAAGAACAATCACTCACAAATGCTCAGAAAGAATTAATTGAGGCTCAAGATGTTTTGGCCGAAGCATTGGGCGTAGAAGGTCTTGAGTTGTTCACTTTTGGCGAGTCAGAAGTAACATACGAAACCCCAGACGGAACTTATATTCACGCTACCTATACAATTAAGGATGATAGTATCATTCTTGAAAACATCGAACAACTAGTAATAGACCAAGAGAGCGAAAAAAATAGCAATCGTTCAATCATTTCAAAAATGGTTGATTCAATCATAGACAATAAAGATGCGACCGCCGCTCACCAGTTCGAACAATATATGAGCTCGCCATCTGTAAAACGTAGCTTAAATGAAGCGACTTGGAAAGTAACAAGCTCTAGACCAACTGGTAGACATGGATCCCAATGGCGCAAGCATCGTAATCGATCCGCTGTCGCAAAGGGAGTTAGATCAAGACTGAAGACCTTGGCCCGTATGTCTCCAAGCCAAAAGAAACAACTCGCAAGAGAAAGAGCAAGAGCGAGAAAGAGATTGGGCGGATCAAGCAACCCACGTGCACGTGTTTATGCAAGAAAAATCAAGAAGAGCCACATGAAAGAATGGAACAATCTTGTTGAAAATGTAATCAATTACATTAATTACAAAAACTTCGGCCCAGCAATGAATGAGTCATTTGTAAGACAAGATAATAATGGCGAAATAAACGCCATTGCAGTTCCAACCGCCCTAAAAAGGAATGAAGGCAAAGTGCTTTCTTTCAATTGGGACACACTAGACCATGAAGTCAAAGTAGTTCGTAGCAAGATGAAGAATGTTAAAGAAGACAATAACTTCGTTAAAGCAATGGCAGATCTAAAAAGATATAACAATATCTCCGACAACAGCTCGCTCGAAACAACTCTAGAAGCTATTGTCACCCGTTGGCCAGATCTAATCTACGTTACCGAAGAAGAGTTGGCAACACAGATTTCTCACGCTTTAGAATCTGCTGCTATCAAGAATTATGACGATGAAATATGCTCTTTTATGGCCGAAGCTATTCTAAGAACCGCTCATAACGCATACACAGATCGTGTAAAGAAAATAGCTGTACTAGCCGGTGTAGAAGATGACATCACCGCAGAGTGCAGAGAATGTGAAGATGCATACGGTAGCTTCAAGAAAGTAGTCGAACAATTCTACGTAACGCTTGATGAATCAGAATCAAAAGAACTACAAGTGTTCGTTGATCTTTTCAACGCTCTACGTGAAGTTCGTGAAATTGCTGTAGAAGCAGAAGATTCTGAAACCGTAAGAGAAACCGAAGATCTTTTAGAACAGTGTGCTGCTGTACTAAACAAAGAAAGCAAGATGGACCTAGAACTAGCAGAAGAAGTTGCTGATTATATCTCCTATTTCCTAGAAGCTAATATCGACGGAGCTTCAAACGATTGGGATGTTGTTACAACTCCTCACCACACAGTATATGGAGATCATCCATATGTAAGCAAAATGGCTAAAGTAGACGGTACCCCTTCTGTTCACAACGGTGATTGGAAAAGTGCTGCCCCTGTTAGTGACGGTAAAAGCTACAACGGTGATCTAGATGATGAAATGCAAAGCAATGGATGGAGCAATCTTGGCGGAAATGATATCTGGCCATCACTAGATAATCCCTATGTACCAAAGGCAAGTGATTACAAAATGAAAGAGAAATCAGTTGTCGATGATGGTGATGAATTGGCACAGAATCAGTCAAATGATACTTGGCCAAATCTAAATAACCCTTACGTTAAGGGTGCAGTTATGCCCAGAGACGTCAAATAATTTTTAAAAAGGAGTACGTCAATGGATCCCACAAAACTAACACTGTTTGTAGATAGCTGCAACCACTCTGGATTTACCTTAGACCTTAATGAGTCCACCGATAAAGGACTAACAAGCTTTAAAGGTAAATTCCAAGAAGCAGAAGCAGTTAATAAAAATAAAAGAATATACCCATACGCTGTGCTAGATGAGAATGTCAAGAAATTGGTACCTATCATCGAAGCACGAGGATTAGTAGGCGAATTAGATCACCCAGCAGATAGTATAATTCATTTTGAAAAATGTTCACACATTATTACTAAGCTATGGTGGGAAGGTAATAGCCTAATGGGGCAAGGAGAAATTCTCAACACTCCTCACGGAAGAATACTAAGAAGTCTTCTAAATGATGGTGTGAGAATTGGAATCAGCAGCCGTGGCGTAGGCAACGGTAGGAATGACGAGAATGGAATTTTGGTAATTGGCGAAAGTTATAAGCTAATCACTTTTGACGCCGTAGCCGATCCGAGCACCTATTCTGCTTTCCAGGAGAAAGTAGTAGGTAAGAAAGAAAGTTTCGATCCAACAGTAACAAGATCTTCTTTTGTAGAAAAAAACTCTGCAAAAAATAACAGTAGCTGCATACATACTGTTAACAAAGAAGCACTTGTCGCTTGCTTGGGTGGAATTATTGAACAAAAGACAAATAACATTAAGAAAAAACTTAATTAATGTTAAAAAAAGAAAAACAACAACCCGTTAAGTTAGGAGTAGGCTAATGGATAAAATAGTAGAAGCATTAAAAAAACTTTTGCCCGAAACCGAAGTTAATGAAGTTTCATCCGCAGTGCAACAAATGCTAGAGTCAGCTAAATCAGATCTAGAGGCGGAGTTCAATCAAAAACTTGAAGAAGCCTATGTTGAACTTTCAAGCGAAGTTGCAGAAGCAGAACAAGTAGCAGAAAAAGGATACGAAGAAGCATACGCAATAATTGCCGATCTACGTAACCGCTTAGAACTTCAAGGTGAAGAATATAAGGCTGCACTCGAAGAAGGATACGAAGAAGCATACGAAATGCTAAAAGGTGAAAAAGGCAAGAATCAAAAACTCGAAGTAGAAATGTACGAAGAGTATGATAATAAACTTGCTGAGATGAAAGAGTATATTGTAGATAAAGTTGACCAGTTCCTACAGTTTAAAGGTCAAGAGATTTATGAACAAGCCAAACGTGAAATCATCAACGATCCACGTATGGTCGAACATAAAGTAGCTCTCAATAAGATCGTAGATATTACTGCCAACTACCTCTCTGATGATGGTTTCGCTGCTGTCTCTTCAGCAAAAGTTGAAGAAGCAAATAAATCAATCGAAGAAATGAAAGGACAGCTTCGCATTATGGAAGCTAGAAACATCAGACTTTCAACCGAAAACACTAAGCTAAACGAATCAGTTCGCCAAGCTCACGATGTAATTACTGAAAGCCGCAAAGTCGTTACGCAAACTAGAAAAGAAGCCGTAATGAACGAACAGAAAGAAAGAACCGAAAAAGCAAAGAATGTAACGGGGAGAGGAAGGTCGGATGATGGTGTGGTCATATCGGAATATGCATCACAAAACTCTGGAACAGATCAATTATTGATCCTATCCGGACTAAAACAAGCTCAATAAGTTTAAAACTCTAATTAAATTAGAAGGATTACATGAACGCAAATTCACAATTTCTAAATGAAGCTAAAGAGCTAGAAACTCGCTGGGCGCAGACAGGTCTCCTCGAAGGCATTCAAGACAGATTTACTCGCTCTGCAACAGCAGTTCTACTCGAAAACCAAAGACTCATGAATGAGACCAGCACCGATACAGGTGACGTTGCTCAGTTCAAACGAATCAGCATTCCGCTAGTTCGCAGAATTTACCCACAGCTTATCGCTAACAAGATCGTCAGCGTACAGCCACTACTCGGACCAACCGGACTAGTGTACTACCTCCGTTTCCGTTACGGCAGCAACAAGGGTGCAACCCGTGGTGCTTCCAAAAGCGGATTCCCATCGGATGATTCAAACAGCTTGATGCAGTTGGCAGACGGTACTGCTAACCTAGATATTTTCTACAGCAGCCAGTTTGTACAGAACGAAAGAACCAATGTCGATCCAGGCACCGGTACTTCCGTAACCTACTCCGCTCTAGAACATACTCCAATTCTAGCTGGTACTGTCACAGGTACAGTTTATGACGGCAACACAGCAGTACAGACCTTCGTGGTCTCTTCTTCTGGTACCTTCAACTTTACCACAATTGGTTCACCTGGTGATTACGCAACCGGCGGTTCACTAGATCTAGTAAGTGGCGAACTATCACTAACTTGGGACAGTGCAGCAGGTGATAACCACGTTGTAATCAGCTATGAATACAACATGGAATGCAATCAGGATCTACCAGAAATCAATCTCGTGATCGAGTCAGAAGAAATTGCTGCCAAGACACGCAAATTGAAAGCAGTTTGGAGCTACGAAGCTCAGCAAGATCTCCGCTCACAGCACAATCTAGATGCTGAAGCTGAGCTAACCGCTGTTCTAGCTCAAGAAATTAACCTCGAAATCGACCGTGAAGTTCTAACCGATCTTCGTAACAACGCTGGTACCGTATCAGCTTGGGATTTCAATACAGCTCTCGGTGATACCATCAAAGAGAAGTATGAATCACTATATGTTAAAGTTGTCGAAATCAGTAACGTAATTCATCGTAAGACATTACGTGGTGGTGCTAACTGGCTAGTAACAAGCCCAGAAGTTGCCTCAATATTTGAGACAGCAACCGCCGGCTTCGCTCCAGCCCCAAGTGAAACTTTCACAAGCTCACTAGGTGTTCAGTATGTCGGTACTGTTAATAACAGATGGAGACTATACAAAGATCCACTATTCCCAAGCAATCAAGTATTGATGGGATATAAGGGTGATAGCTACATGGACAGCGGATATTTCTACTGCCCTTACGTACCACTCACTCAGACACCAGTGGTTCTCGATCCAGAATCCTTTTGCCCACGCAAGGGAATTTTAACAAGGTATGGGAAAAAACTCCTTCGTGAGGGTGCCAAGTTTTATGCAAGATTGAGTATCGCTAATTTTGTGATATAGTTTTACACCGCATTTTGCGGTCACAAATGAACAAGAACCCTTCGGTCGCAAGACCGGAGGGTTTTTTGTTTCTCTGTACAAAATGCTATTGAGGGCAAGGGCATTATTGCTCATCGGTAAAAAACTATTTCCTACAAATAAGGTATTGAGTAGAATCTATTTTTTTGTTACTATATTAGGAACAAGGAGAAACTACATGTACCAAGTCAAGTGCCCAGAATGTGGAGAAGAAAGAATTGTAAAAGCAAAAAAGAAATGGATGGAAGAAGGCTTTGTTAAAATCTGTATGAGCTGTTGTCAAAAAGGAAAAAAGAAAAGTTCCGAAACAATTGCCAAACTCTCTGAAATTGCCCCTCGGTACAGGGTTGGGGCGATCTCACTTTTTTCCCTCACGGCTTTCAGGAGTGCCGCTGCCATTTCTCTTCGCTCTTGCGTTATTTTTTCTGACCCATCAGGAGGCGGAGTTCCGTCAATTTCGTCCTGCACGTGAGTTCTGAGCTTTGAAGGATCGCCCTTCCAAACAACGATTGCAGCCTTCAACGCCTGCTGTTCGTTCTTAAACGCTTTCGTGCCAACATCTAGTGCTTTACCTTCATTGGTTAACCATTGTTTAAAGCTTGAACTATTCATATTATTATATATTGTGTACCTATATATTTACATGAATATTATTGAAGGTGTTATATTTTACACATTGATGACTGGTTTGTGGAAGTGGGTTCTTTTGTTTTTAGTTACTGGTATTTTGGCATTTTTTATTGGACGTTTTTCGAGAGGGAGTGAATTTTGAGTAATAATCCTATGAATCTCAATAAGTTACCACAATACTTAGAATCTATTAGAAGTGGTGGTAAAGTTGACGAAGGCGTTGTTGTTGATATTGGTCAAATAGTTAGTCCTTCTTCTTTTAATTGGCGTAGAAATTCTGCATTTGCCATAACTGCGTGTTTATTGTTAGTGATTGGGTCTGCAGTAACATATACTAATTTAGTTGAAAACAAGATTACAGTAATAATGAGTACAAATAATCTTAGTGCAGAAAATGTTTTGCAACTAGTGTCTTTGACTGGTGGGCAGGTTGTTAATGTGAAGCAAAAAGAAGACTATACTTACGAATTGAGGATAGAAAGACTAAAAAATGTAAAGTCTTTTCTTGAGAGTTTGAGAAAAAACAAAGATATCAATAATGTAGAGAAAATAGGTTTGTAGGTCTGTCAAAATAAATCTGTCCTAGCAACTATATATTTTGTCGTATTTTAGAAGGGATATTATGAAAAAATTTAATGAATGGTTAAAAGAAAGAAATAAAATAGAAGAAGGCATTGCGGATTACACTCCAGGGTTTATAAGAAGGCCACTGCAGAACGTTGGCATGATGGGTAAAACTACTGCGGAAAAGGAGCGTATAAAGGAACTGCAACGGGAAATTGATGCGGCTGATGATGAAGAGTATAAGCAGAGATTGCAAGCAGTGGCTCTTAAAATTAGTAACGATTCTGCATTGAAAGAATACGAGAGAGAACAACGCAGAAAAGAGATGGAAAAAAAAGAGAGGGAGCGGGATACCTTCCGCCCCCGGCCAAATAAAATAAATCAACCATCCATCTACCATCTACCATCATACGGCGGCGGTAGGCATCCTGGCGAATGAATATTGAGTTAAAATACAAGATCGTATTTCTTAATTTAAAGAAGGTTTAATGAAAAATTTTTATGAAATGTTAAAGCTCATAGAGCAAGTTCCAAATGCTGTGCCTAACGTTGCTGCTCCACAGATGCAGAATCCTGCACAAAATGCTGCTGCTCCACAGATGCAGAATCCTGCACAAAATGCTGCTTCGCAAAACGCAAACAATGTGCAAGCACAACCGGGTTCTGATCCTGCTGAGGATGGGAAATTAAAAAATTTGCTAGGTAAAAATTACGAACAATTCGTAAAAGAATTGAAAGGCAATGTAAGTGACCCTAAATTTTTAGCATTCATTCAGGCTGGATTGCAAGATGGTCGTGTTGCTCAAGATGATATGGTAAAATTTACATCTGGACCACTATCGTGTGCCGCCTTAACGCCCACTCAGAACGAGATAGACGTAGATAAATCTCTTTCTTTTCCATTAAAAAAAGAAAACGCACAAACAATATTGTCTTATATCAAAGGTGGGACGTTTGCACCAGGAGGGGCAATAGTAACATGTGGTGGAAAATACATTATAGATGGCCACCATCGGTGGAGCCAATTATATTGTATGAACCCGAATGCTCAAATACAAGCAATGAACATGGATGGTATTACAGATCCAGAATTAGCATTAAAGATAGTTCAGCTGTCAATAGCAGCAACAACAGGACAAATAAACACAGCTGAGGTAAAGGGATCTAATCTATTGTTGATGGGCGAACAACAAATTAAAGAATACATTTCGACAAATATGGGTGAAAATGCTAAACAAGCTTTCTCGCAAGTTGCACAGGGCCAAGACCCAATTGCTTATGCTCAACAGTATATTTGGGAAAATGTTTCTAAAATGCAACAGAATAATAAGCCTATAAGCGGAGCATCTAAAAGAGATTTTATGCCACAAACAGATTCAGGTGGAAAATTCGCACAAGAATTGCAAAAAGGAGCAGTTAATTGGACACAAGGACAACAAAAACAAGTTGCACACACGGACAATAACGGCCCTAGTTTGAACGAGTGGGCGATACTATCAGGAATCAAAAAGAATTATTAAAAATGAAAACTTTTCATCAGTGGCTTGAAAATCAACAAGTAGACATTAATCAAATTGCTAGTGGCTTACAATTTCAGCCTACAACCAAGAAGAAATTAATGTATCAATATGTCCAGTCTACAGATAACATGCCACCTATGAGTTATGCTGTTGCAAACCAGCAGATGCCTGTTGTAACAATGACTAGCGATGGAAAAGAGACTCAAAACACAGCAGAGCCAAATGATATAATAATGAGTGGTCCTAGCAGAGAGCAATATGTTTTGAAGTCTGCTAAATTCCCTAAATTATATGTTGGTAATATGGGAGGACCGGTACATCCTGAGCAATCTCCTAGAAACGTTGCGGTTTACACAGGCAATGTTGCTGTTTCTTTTATGGCACCTTGGGGAGAGAGTATGGTGTTGAAACCTGGTGATTATTTAGTAAAAGAAGATGAAGGCAAATATTATCGTATTGCTAAGGTCGAATACGAATTAACTTATAATCCTCCTGGTAAAATTGGTTGATTATTTAGCTAATGTTCTTTCTACATCTTGGTAGTAGTATTCCCATGGTCTCCATCTTACCCTTGTTCCTTCTTTTTTCTCTACTATTTTGCCTGTTTTAGGGTCAGTATATCTGATTGTTGCACTGTAGAACTCTTCGTCTAAAATTTCATCTTTTAGAATGGTAAAATCTTCTGGATAATCGTGGGCGTCTTTCAATCTAATAGACCCCATAAATCGAACATATTGTTCAACATCTTTGTTGTATTTATTTGCTGGAAAGAATATGTTGTTGATTGAATGTTCGATAATAGCGTATTTTCTACCAGACCATTCTGCATTAAATATGAATCCTAGTGCTATTCCTACAAAAAGAATTAACCAGTTGTAAAAAACTGAGCGTGCAATAATTTTAATCATTAGTCTCCTATGCTTTATATAGTAGAATTCTCCCAAACTACCATGGCTACATCTTCTTGAGTGGGGATCACTATTTTGGCATTTGGAAATTCTTGAGGAAAGTGAGTTGCGTATTTCATCCAAGAGAATTTTTTAAGAAAAACCCTACAAACTAATTTGTTGCATTTAGTCATCATTTTTTCAACTAATTGCAAACCTTCTAGGTTTATAACACCGTCCCCGATTATAGCGTCGGCATATTCTTCAAATTCGTTCCAATTTTTTTTGATAACTGGCTTCGATTGTTTTGTAGGATGCAATTCGACCATATAGTCGCAAAGTGGTTGCATGTCTTTAGTCATGCCTAAAAGGCATACGGGCGAGCATCCTTTTATATGTTTTTTGTACAAACTAATTTCGTAGTCGTTTGGACATAGTGGAGGGCTCAAATTCTGCCAATATTCTGTATCTTTTTTTATTTCCATATAATTATATTGATAGTATCTTATATATTAAACCCCATGATTAATACAAATGAAAAAATAAAAAGTCTTTTAAACTTTTTTGAAATTTCGCAGTGGAATCACACTGTGAACTTTGAATGCTCTTCTAGTTTTAAGATTATGACAAGAAGTGATCTACGTAATTTAAAGATGAAAAAATATTTAAGTTCTACTAAAACTTCTGGATCTACTGGCGAGCCTGTTACTGTGGAAAAGACTATTCTTGATCATATTTGGTATGTTGCTACAAATATAAGAGAGATTAGATGGAGAAAGTGGGACGTAACAAAGAATATAGCTATAATAAAACCCGGTCGTGAAAAACAAGACAAGAAGTCTTGGGGAATACCCGTTTGTATTAACAAAAATCAAGGAAAGTCATTTGTCAATGGATACGCCCCGATATCAGAACTTCAATGTTGGTTAGAAGAAAAGAATCCTCACTATTTACATTGTGCTCCATCCATAGTTGCCCAGCTAGATTTATCTAAGATATCTAATTTGATAGATTGTAAGGGCACAGGAGAAGCTGGTGGATCTATGTACTCTAGCGAGGAGTGTGGTACTATTTCCATAAGATGTCCTGATAATCCTAATTTTCATCATGTTATGGAGAATCAAATAGTAGAGGTAGATTCTGATGGTGGAATAATCATAACTACTACTACTAATCCTTACATTAAGAGGTACAAGCACGGGGACCACATAGAACTTGGTGAATGTACATGTGGTAGAAGACTGCAAGCTATAGAAAAGATTAATGGAAGAGTAAGAAATATGTTTATTCTTCCAAATGGAGATAAAAAATGGCCTCTTTTTGGTTCAAGAGATTATTACGAAAGATTTGGAATTAAAAGATACAAAATAGTGCAGACTACTCTACATGATTTAGAAGCACATATAATTTCGGAGCCTTTAGGGGACAGAGAAGAAGATTTTATTGATTTGATTAAAAACACTTTGAATTCGCCAATAAATGTGAAAATAAAGTATGTAAATGAATTTCCAATGTATAAATTTGAAGAATTTGTTTCTTTGGTTAGTGTTTCGTAAAGAAATAGATTAATAACAATATATAATTTAAAGCATTTTTTTTAGGAGATTTCATGAAAACATACACCAGCGACCTCACTTCGAAACCAGATTGGCTCGGAACCTATGGTGATGCAACTGGAAAAACCTTAGATGTTGACTTTGGTTTTGATCCTGATGGTATGTATTTCGTTGGGAGTGCTAGCCCTTTAGAGCTAGCGCCGGCCTACAGCGTAAGAACCAACTGGAGCATCAGTGGACACCAGGCCTGCGAGGTCATATTCACAGTCGATCACAGCGTTTGCTCAGATCAAGGCATGTGTTTTTATAATGATGGCAACTCTCCAAATTGGAAATGGAGTCCCGACCAATCAAGGATAGCATTTCAAATAAATTGCCCAGTGCCTTTCCTTTACGGAACAAATAAGTTTGTAAACAATGATGGTGAGCATTATGGAAATTCCACAGGCCAATCAGGTTCTGAGGTTCTAGGGAGTGGCATCTACACCTTTAAGGTCACATATAACCCAGCCGCCAGAACCGTCACTGCCGCCACCTATGAGGGAGCGAACACCTTGGGAACTGTTCTTGACACCATTGTTTTACATGAGAAGTTGATGGATGGAGGTCCTTACAGAATTGGATTTGATGCTGACTACGATGAAGGCACGGCATACTTCACAAACCTCACTATCAATGTTTATGAAGCAAATGGCATCTCCGACGACACAGAATTAAATGCCCAGCTTACCGGTCTCAAGACGGGTTATTCTCAAGTAACTGATCTTGTTGAGGGTCCATTTTTGTTCTCAGACGATGCTGACATAGACATGGGAGAAGGAAATGGCATAGACCCTAATTTCAATGAATTAGGAATTGGCACAACAGTATGCATACAAGAAGACGGCAAAATTGTGGTTGGTGGGCTGTCGGGAACACTTGATGGATCAAAATATTTAAGAAGAATAGATGTTAGTGGAAATGAAGATGAATCGTTCACTCCTCCATCTTTTGGACTTAACGGAATGGTAAACAGCGTTGTTCAGATGAGTGATGGAAGGTTGGTTGTGGGCGGCAATTTTCTTAATGTTGAAAGGTTTGATGGACCATCCAACAGCGGATCAATAACCTTTGATGCTGACTATCAAGGTGGAACCGGCTTGAATGGAAATGGACTACTTCTGCCTTATTCTGCAAATATAGTCGAAGTGGGTTGGACCGTGACATTCCAAGATTCTAGTACAAGAACCGTAATTAGCTCTTATTTTAATGAATCTTCAAATTACTGGGTAGTTGGACTCGACAGCAACATAACATTGAATCCTGCTTTCCCAATAACAATATCACAGCCAAATTGGAACCCAACAATAGACGGCAATATAGTAAATATTGGTGGAATGGTTTGCTTGAAAACTGATGGTTCTCTGAGTAAGAGAGATGGTGGAGATGTTGGCTTTGAGGACAGGGCAATAAGTGGTGTTCCCTTACAAGTTTATGCAATAAAATTATTGAACGATGATAGTGTTTTAGTTGGAGGACATTTTACTCATTATGATAATGTAGAATCCCCTTATTTGGCAAAAATAGACAGCGATGGAGTTATAGATGAAGGTTTTGCTACCAATGTTTTAAGCCTAGGTTTGAGTGATTCTGTCTCCACAATTGCTATTGATAGCAATGGCAAAATACTAATTGGAGGAACTTTCTCAGAAGCAATCAAGAGGCTTAACAGCGATGGATCGGTAGATAGTTCTTTTGAACCGGGAACTGGTTTCACTGGCAATACCTTTCAACAGAATGGAGTTTTTTCAATACTTCCATTATCAAATGGACAGATATTAGCTGGACACAGTAGCAAATACTACAATGGAACCCAATGCAATAATGGATTGGTTAGATTAAATAGTGATGGTTCTCTGGATGAGTCGTATGCAGCAAATTTATATAATAGCAACACTAATATTGGAACTGTAACATCAATAGCCCAACAAGAAAATGGGAAAGTAATTGTTGGAGGATACTTTAACCTTGCAGATGGATCCAGTGCAAATGAAATATTTAGGTTGAATTCTGATGGTTCTAAAGATGAAAGTTTCAATAGTGTATTTGGATTTACTCCCGCAGGTTATAATTGGGGACCAGCAACAAACGACATCAAATTAGATTCAGTTGGAAACATATATGTAGCTGGAAGCTTTACTGACTACAACCATGCAGCAAGATTTCAGTATGCCAAATTGGACACAAATGGGGTGCTGCAAGAGTGGAGCGTTCTGCCTGCTTTCAAGCAGATGGGAATAAATGATGGCATGGACGACATGTACGACGGAGCAAATTACTTAAATACCAATCTGACCCTTCCTTATCTTTATATTAAGTGTTATGGAGGCGAAAGCAATGGCAATCCCGGTGGAGATAATGTTATCAGCGGCGGCGAAGGAGCTTGTGGATGTCCCGAAGCCGGAGTTATTTGTGGGCTTAACACTAACAGTAGCATTCCTTCCACTCACACTCAAGCATGGGATGATGACCCAGAAGAAGACTTTTATGATCCAGGGTTGGACGAGTATAGATATCTTCCTGTTTGCGACAGTCGTGTTGTGGTCGGGGATGGATATTTCGGTGAAGGGAGCAGCTACTTCACAGCTATGTTTCCCGGCATGTTCGTGCTTGTGGCAAACAATATCAACATCACGCAGTTTTCAATAACCGGCAATATAGGCACGGATGGAGATGGTGTCGATGCAGTTGATATCTATCCAATAAATGCTGGTGGTAACACTTACACCGCCTATTTTAAGACCAATTATGGCGATGGTGATCCTTCTATAAACCACATCATAATCGTTGATGGTAAAGGAGATGGAATCGAGCAGTTTTACGATCCAACCGCAAGGGGAGATGAGCACTGCATCACCGGGCTTGAGGGAAAAACAAAACTATTCTTTCTTTGTCTGGGTAAAGCTAATGCAGTGGCAATGACAACCGAAGGGGCAAAAGCTATTGCAGCTAAGTTCTTGGAAGTAATAGGACTAGGTACTAATGATTGCAGCACAGCAACGTATGAATTGGACTTAAGTCCAGATAATCCAGATAAATTTCCTAATTATCGTTTTGACGGCGAAGGCAACATGGATACTTCATTGGTGATTGCCCCGATAACTGGCAAGCGTGTCTCCATTCAAAGAACTGGTTATTTTGAGATTGTTGATAGTTGCGGAAACAGAAAAGTTGTATCAAGTAAAGATGGAGAAATTTTTAGCCAAGTTCCTAAAACTTTGGCCGATGCACTTGGTTCAATTCTAAAAAAGCAAGTATTAATTAGTGTTTTTATTAACAACAATTATGTCGATTACGTTGCAGATCTCGGAAGTAGCCACAGCCACGAAGTAAACAATCTTATTGATTTTATGAATAGTGTTGGAATTTCTCATAAAACATTCACATCATTTTCAGAAGTTAGCTTGGAAGGCACCATTATCATACCGGAGTTAGAAAAAGGCGACTTAAATCCTGATTTAACTAACGATATTAGATCTGCCATAGCGGGCCTTGTTTATAATGGTGGAAAGCTTATTATGTTTCATCCAAATAGCTTTGGAGATCTACCAATTGTATTAAACGCTGTTTTCGGATTTGATTTAGATACTAGCGGTGCTACTGAACCAATTAATTTAACACAGGCTGGTGCTGAACTTTTTCCACAAGAAAGTAATACAATTCCCTCTTGGAGTGCTACATCTTCAATAAGCAAAGAAACACTTCCTGAGGGTTCAATTACTATTTACGAAGGTGATGGAAGCGATCAATCAGTGGTCACTATGATTCCTTATGGAGGCGGCAAAATATATGTTTTGGGTTGGGATTTATATAATGAAGCTCCCCGAGGAGAATGGGATGGCGGATGGAACCACTTACTTGAATCAATATTAAAATCTTGAAGGAGAAAAATGTTTAATTTAGATGTTGCTAATGAAAAACTTGAAAAATTCAGAGATATTCTCAATGAAGAAAATGTAGCCAGCAGGATTTTAGAAACAAAAGATTCTGTGACAACTTTAAAATTTAAAACGCAAGAAGAATTGGACAAGGCTAAAGAAATTTTAAAAACAATTTAAAAAAATCAGCCCCAATCTAACAATTTTTCACAATCAATTAAATTTTAGATAAAAAAATTGCTTTAAATTGAATATATATACATTAGGCGACCAAGGTGGTTGCTAGTTTTATTTTAAAGGAGTAAAATATGGATTTCAAAACATTTCTAGATAATGTTAATGTAGACCAGAAAGCAAAAATGACTGTTAAGTCTGGCAATGGTCCTAAGAATGCAATCAAATCTCTTTCAAACGTTAAAGAGATTGTAAAAGCATCAAAGACTGTAAACGGTGCAGAAGTATCCGTTGTTGTTGTCAAGTTAGCTGTAGAAGCTGTTGTTGACACTTGCAAAAAAGCACTCAAAGTTCTTTCAACTGTTAATGCTACTGAATGTGCAAACCTAACTGTTCTTGTCGAATCAGAAGGTGTTTCTTACAACGTAGTTTCAGCCGAAATGGTTGAAGATTACATGGTTTTCATGGTCGTTAAAGCTTAACTTTAAATAAAGGAGTATAAAAATGTCAGCTACAACAACTCAAGGAACTGGTACTGGTTCATCTGAAGGACTAAATAAAGGTCCAGGTAACGGAAGAAATATTTATCAAAGTCTAAACGGCCCACACATTGTACTTGCTGGTCAAGTATACAACGATGAGTGCTGGCAGACTCTTATAACATTTCCAAGTCTACCATCTAGCCCTGATAAATATGTTATTTTGGTAACACAAACCGATTGGGCTAACAACGATGGTTCAGGATATCGTCCTTCACACACTGAAAAGCTAGATCAGTATGGCGACAATCTAGACGATAATAATAACGAATGGCCACTAGATGCTAAACTTAGCGGGTTCGTTCTACACGGCGGTTCAGAGAATGACCATCGTTATGATTGGGTAATTATCAAAGCAGGCGGAGCTTTTAGTTACGAATATTGCTATTAATTTTAAATAAATAGTTCAAATAGCCCAGCAGTCGAAAGATTGCTGGGTTTTTTTGTTGTTACTCTATATAATTGTATGGATTTTAAAAATTGGCTGCTCACAGAATCGTCTAATCAAATTGTGCTTATGAAAGCGGTGCGACAAGAGGGATCAGATTCTATAAAGAAGGTTGGATTTCAACTTCAAGACAAACATCGCAACGTAGCAAATTATTACAAAAAATATGGTGATACTAGCGATGATCAGATGTACGGACCAGGATTGTATTTTGGAATTATTCCTCCCGGACAAGATCCAAAAGGATTTGCAATGAAAAGCTGTAAGGATTACGCAGACCTTTGGGGCGATCACGTTGTTTTAGCTACTATCAAAGAGGGAAGTAGAGGTCTGGTAACTGGTTTTTGGCCGGAACATCCTATTTGGAAATATTGTGCATCTAAAGAACATTATGTGTATAATCAGCTTGAGGCGTTAGGCGTCAACAATTTGATAGGATATACAAAAAACGATGTACATAGCAGTGAAGATTGGGGTTACAAACTACACGATAAAATAGATTTCTGGGCACACCAGCACAACACAAGACAGCATGTTGTTGTTTATAATCCTTCTGCACTTCAACTGATCGACCAATTTGAGTGCGATACTGGAAAGAAAAAAGAACCTTTAATGATTAAACAGCCCGTTTTACCCAAACCAAATGATGATAAAATAGATTGGAATTCTGAGATTTCAAAATAGTATGAATGAAAATGTAACAATAGTTTCTTCTCATTACAAGGAAGATATTATTTGGTTAGAAAAATCTCCTTATCCTGTAATTATTGTGGGAAAAGAAGGAGGAAACACTGTTGATGGGTCAAAATATGAAGCTTTTCATATTCTTCCCAATAAAGGAAATGAAGCTTCGTCGTATTTGTGGTATATAATTAATTATTGGGATGTTTTGCCTGATAAAATTGTTTTTATACATGGCCACGAAACAGCTTCTCATCAACATATTCATATTTTCGACGCTATAGAAAAGTATAAAGAAAAAGATTTTCAAGCTATAAACGAAAGTTATTACTACATATTTATTCCAAACAATTCGTTTAGAGATTGGTGGAAGCAAATATATGCTGAATCCTTGGGACAAATACCTGACAAGCTTGTTTTTGAGCCTTTTGCTCAATTTTTAGTCAGTAAAGAGCGGATTAGATCTCATCCTTTACATTTTTACCAAAAGCTGTATAATTGCTGTTTGTGTATGGAGGATAACGCCACAAGCTATAGAATAGGGGCGTTTTTTGAAGTCACATGGCACCTTCTTTTTGATAAAAACGATAAATCTAAACTTGACGCAGAAATAAATAATCTTTGTTTTTTATTTGGTGGCAACTGGTATTGTAAGCCGAATGGAGCCTTTATATCTTCTGAAAAATATAAGTATAATCCAAAATTATGTGCAAACCCCAACAAAATAGATTCGATATAGCAAAATTAGAGGAATATTATAAAAATAGACTTTTAATGAAGCAAACACATCCTAGTTTGCCTCTAATCATCTGGAATTACTCTCCTACGGTCCAATACGACAAATTATGGGATAATATAACCCTAAAATGTAGAGCCCTTATAACGGACCAGGAGGGCCTTGTTGTGGCTAAAAGTTTTGATAAGTTTTTTAATATAGAAGAACTTCGAGATATTCCCAACGAACCTTTTGATGTTTACGAGAAATTAGACGGGTCTTTAATCGTAATTGCTTGGTATAAAGGCGAAATGGTGGTCGCTTCCAAGGCGTCTTTCAACAGTGCCCATTCAAACGAAGCAAAAAGAATTTTATCTAAATATGATTTAAGCCAATTAGATAGCACTAAAAGCTACTGTGCTGAATTAATTGTCAAATGGAACAAAATAGTATGTGACTATGGCGACAAAGAAGATATAGTTTTACTTGCTAAGTTTGATAATTACGGCAACGAATACGATTTGTACCAAGAAAAGAACGCATTTCCTATTGTTAAAAAATACGATGGAATCAAAGATTTGTCTTTAATCAAGTCTTTGATAAAAGACGATCAAGAAGGATTTGTGATTAGATTCAAGTCTGGCACACGGATTAAGATAAAGGGAGAGGAATACGTCCGGCTTCATAGAATCGTTACGGGAGTTACTGAGAAATTGATTCTAGAAACTTTGCGGAACGGACATTCTATGGATGTGTTTTTAGATAAAGTGCCTGATGAGTTTTATAATTGGGTCAAAAAGGTTCAAAAAAGAATGACGGATGAATATAATGAAATTTTAAATCAATCAAAAGCTGTGTACAAAGAGTTTCCTACTAGAAAAGAAGCAGCTATGTATATTCTACAGCAAAAACATCCAAAAGTATTATTTCATTTATTAGATAAAAAAGATCCAAAGGATTGTATATGGGATATGATCGTAGCAAATCCTAAATTTGATATTGAACAAGCCTCCTAATCAACTATAATATTGATTAGGAGATGATCTATGAATAGCTTGGAAAAAAGAAGAGACGTTCGTTCTGAAGAAGTTTTTGAAGAAAATATCAAAGATTTTACCGAACGTGAATTCTATTGGGGAATAACTTTAAGATATGATTTTACTGAACGTGGGTTTCCATGCTCTGTTGTAGAGCATGGCGTAGACAACGAAGGCAAATTGATCAAAGGAAGACTGCCTAATCACAATGTTGATAAGATCTACCACTTTGACGATGGCAGAACAATCAAAATAGAAATAAAAACAATAGAAGAGCGGTATACAGAGTTCTTTACCTTTAAGGTTTATTCTTTGCAATGTTGTTGTAATCAGGACGCATATATTGTTGTTCCGAGATTAGGAATGTATTATATGATACCTAAAGAAACTTGCAAGTTTTTTCTTGATAAATATGATCATAAAATATATCATGGTTTTTCAAAAACGGATCGTGCTGTGCGAATTTTTATGAAAGAAATAGACAAAATGATAGAGACAGGACACATAATTAAAAAATTATGGACTCCTAAAGCAAAAAATTATATTGAAGAAAATACACATATTTTATTTCGAGAAAAAGCAAGATGAATTTAGATAAAGTAATAGAAATAAGTTTTGCTTTAGCTGGTAAGTGCCGACACAACAAGAGGTGTAAGCACTTTAGCTTTATATTTGACAATAAAAGGCTTTTGTCTATAGGGTGCAATAGTCCTAAAACTCATCCATTAAACTTGAAGTACAATTACAGAAATAAACAAAAGCACAATATAAGCGATGTAGTTGGTACACATTCAGAAATGAGTTCTGTGATAAAATTAGGGTATGATAATTGTTCCGGTCTAACTATCGTGAATACCCGTATAAACAGGAATAATAAACTAGACAATAGTCAGCCATGCGGTGGTTGTATGGAAATGATAAAACAATTAGGATTTAAAAAAATAGTTTACTCCAATAAAGACCAAGAATTTTCTGTTCACAAATTAGTTTGATTATTTTTTACTGCCTTTTTGTATTAGTTTGATAAACTCGCTATCGCTTAAATATGTTTTCGGATTCCGCACCAGCTTAGCGACTAGTTCTTTTCCATGAGCTGATGTAATTTCTTCCCATACTTTTTTTCTTGTTGCTATATCGTATTTACCAAATACGTCTCTTAGTGCGTCTACTAATGCAACCATAGCTTTGGTTTTATTGCTTGAGTTTTCTGCTTCGTTTATTATCCATTCTTGAAATTGTTTCATATTTTTAGTTGTTAGACCCTACAACATATCCCCTTCTGTATTCTTTGTTTACTAGCCATTTAATTGCATTTAATTTTTTATTTTTACCTGCTGTTTGTCCTTCGAGGCAATCGGTTGTGTCTTCGCAGGTTGTTCCCCCAAGTTCTTCTGTTTCTTTCAGTGAAATAAAAGCACAAATAATAAAAATAATAATAAAAGTCACAAGTATTTGTTTAATCATATCTTTAAGTATATATAGTTTTATGGCACAATTCAAAACATTTAAAGAGTGGGTAAAATTAAAAGAAATGTTTATAAGTAAAGGCAAGGCACAAGCTAGCCTTTTTAAGCCGGGCCCTAGAGACGCAGGTCCAAAACCCAGAGATGTAAAAGCTTGCGGAGTTGCTGGAGGACCGGGACCCTGCAATGCTGCAACTTAAAAAAATAATTCTCTTACTCGCTTAGTTTACGGAGAAACTAAATGAGTAAAATATTTGTTCAAATTGCGTCTTATAGAGATCCACAATTAACAATAACAATTGAGGATATGCTGAAAAAAGCAAAAAATCCCGACCAATTCGTCTTCGGTATTTGTTGGCAATATGACGAGTCAGAAAACATCAACTTGTATGATGGAAATTCTAATTTTAGAGTAAGCAAACATCATTATAGTGACAGCCAAGGTCTAGGATGGGCTAGAGCAATAACAAACAATCTTTATAACGGAGAAGATCTTGTTTTGCAATTAGATAGTCATCATAGGTTTCTAGAGAATTGGGATGTTATGATGTTAGAAGATTTTAATCAGTCTAAATCTTTTTCTGAAAAGCCTGTTTTAACAACATATCTAACACCCTTTCAACCAGAACAAACTGTTTATGAAGCTTCACCATGTCTTATGAGTCAATACGAGTTTAGTTATGACAGCTTGCTTATGAGTAGGCCATATCACATCATGGACTACAAACAAAGATCCAAGGTTATAAAAGCAAGAACTATAAGTGCTCACTTTTGTTTGGCGGATGGAAGTTTTGTTGAAGAAGTACCATATGACCCCGACATTTATTTTGGAGGATACACAGAAGAAACGACTTTGAGTGTTAGAGCTTTTACTTGGGGGTATGATTTTTATAGTCCTTATCGGCAATATATTTGGCACGAATACACTAGAAATAATAGGCCTAAACACTGGGAAGATCATGGTGTTGTTTCTAAAACAAAAAAAACAAGTGGAGAAAGAGACGTTTTTGCTCGCAACAAAACAAGGCAGCTATTTGGGCAAGAAGATCATAAAATAGATATGACAAAGTATGGGCTAGGAACTAAAAGAACACTTCATGATTACGAAGTTTTTGGGGGCTTTGATTTTAAAAAATGTAGAATTCAGGACTACACATTGAAGGTTAATGAACCGCCCAATCCAATAGATTGGGAAAATCAGTTTGTTTCTCAAAAATACAATATTAATTGCGAGTGGGATTTAGGATTTTTTGAAAAAGCGAATTTTAACAATCCTGAATTTCTAACGATTGGTATTCATAATAGTTCTGGCAAAGAGATATTTAGAAAAGACTTTACATTAGCAGAATCCCCAGATCTAGTCACGCTGAAAAGCAGTAGATACTTAGCAGATTTTTATTCCCAAGATAAGCCAGAAAAAATTGTTATGTATTTATTTGATAAAGAGAAACAATGGAGCGAAAGGTATGAAAAAAAGATATGAGAATATTATTTACAGTAACCGGTAATGGATCAAGAAGTAACTTCGTTAACGGAGATACTATGAGATACAATAAAGCAGGACTATCAGGAACAGACTCCACATCAATTTTGATTGCTGAATATTTGGCGAAAACTGGTAATGATGTGGTAATTGCCGTTGAAAAATCCTCTGACGATTTAATTAAACAAAGAAATGAAAGGGGATATAACTTTAATCCTGGTAAAGACATTGTAAATGGTGTTACCTATACTTATCTACCAAATTTAGATGGTTTAAAAAATACAGAATTTGATGTTTTAGTTAATTCGTTATGGTTTGGTGAATATGATAAACTAAACGCAACAATCACTAAAGCGGTATGTTATTGGTGTCATTTAGCTTGGGGTTATTATTTAAGTGAGTTAAAAGATTTCGCACTTAAAAATAATTTAAAAGTGGGTTATATTAATATATCTAAATGGGCTGAAGGCCATCATAAAGATAATATTGAATTTCTCAGAAACAATGTATCAGATTTATTAACCTCAATTATACCCAACGCAATGACCACAGATGTTATGTTAGAAATATTAGATAAAAAATTAGAGAGACAACATAAAAAAGTTATCTTTCCAGCACAATGGTCTAGAGGTGGAGAAGTTGCGTTAAATGCTGTTAGAAAACTTGGTTGGGGTGATAATTTTAAATCATTTGATTATGTCGATTTGAGTAATGGAATAGATAAGGAAACTTTATTTAGTGAATTAGCGACTAGTGATTATTTTATATTCCCACAGTATACACCTAACGGTCACGTTTATAAAGACGTACATTCTTGTGCAATGGCTGAAGCTATTGGTATGGGGGTTATAGTTGTTTCATATCCTTTAGGTTCGCATGAGGAGTACTATGGAGGTCATTATTTTAAATTAGATTTTCCACCAGAAACCGATATGGAAAAAATGATGACGGAACGAGTAACGTCAGCTCCTTATATGTCTTCCATTGATAATATTGTAGAAAAAATAAAATGGATAGAAGAAAACCAAGAATTAAAAGAAGAAATTAGAACTAAAGGAATCCCTTATATTCTTGAAAATTTTAACATTAATAATATAGGTCCAATGTGGACCAATTTTTTAGATAAATTTTAAAAGAAAGAATCGAATGAAGATACAAGAATTTGTTAGTGGTGCGTTTTATATAAATTTAGAACATAGGAAAGATAAAAATGAATTCATGATTGAACAATTTAAAAGGCTAGGGTTAGATGCGTTTGTTGAAAGATTCCCAGCAATTTCTGCGTTTGATACTATTGATTATCGTGTTGATGATAATCATAAAATGTTTTTACTGGGACAAGCTTGTTCTCTATCACATAAAAATATAATACAAATCGCAAAAGATAGAGGATATAAAAATGTTTTAATTTTTGAAGATGATGCTTTGTTTTACGAAAATGAAACTTACACTGCACTTCAAATTATCGAAGAAGCATTAAACGAATTAACCAAAATAAATAATTGGGATATATTTTATTTTGGAGCAAATTTGCATGATAAAGAACTAAAACTATATTCGGACCACATCATTAAGTGTGATTGTTGCACTAGCACTCAAGCATATATCCTTAACAGCACATCTTTCGATAAAGTATTAGAAAATAAATTTGATAAACCCTTTGATGTTATAGATATTTATTTAAATAATACTTTTAAGAATAAATATTTAGTATACCCAGCAGCAGTCATACAAAAAGGTGGAGGTGTTTCCGATATAGGGGGACATGTATGTTTTAATGAAGAATTTTGGTTGTCTCATTATAACAAACCAATTATAAAATGTTTTTAATTTAAAATTTTTTTTGCTAATTTTTTTTCAACATATATTACTTCTTCTTCTGTAGGATAATAGTAAGGCTTCCAGCAGTGTATAATTGCTACATCTCCTTGTTCTTCCTCTAATTCTTGCATCGATCCAAGCCAACCTCTTCTGTCCAAGAGTGTTTGTGCTTTGCTATTTCTATATTGTACAAGTTCGTTGTATGGACCAACAGACATTTTTGAATATAAAAAAAGTATTGTTATAGCTGTATCTGCCCATTCTGATGGCTTTGGACTTATTGCTAATTTGTCCATTAAATCCCAATCAATTTCATTTATTTTTTTATATGCTTCTATGAATTTTATTCTATTGAACATAGAACCGCCACAACCATATGCTCCTCTAACGGAGGTTTGTAGGTGTTCATATAGGCCTACATCACATCCTATCCCACCAATCCCAGACAAATCATATGGAGGCTCACTTCTTAATTCTCTTCTAATCCAAACATCGTCTTCAAAGTGAACGATCCAGTCCGCCTCAGATAAAACTGTAGTACAAGCTTCGTTTATTCTTTCAAACCAAGCTTTTGTTGATTTTAAATCAAAAGATTCTCTGCCATTATTATTGCCGTTGCGTCCTGTAATTATGGTTTTTTTATAATCGCATTTAAACTTTTTAGCTATAGGTAACAGTACGTTTGAATTATCTTCATACAAAGAAATTGGTGCATTTGGATATACTTTTCTAAATTGCTCTAAAGCATAAAAACAGGGAACATATCTATATCCCGACTGATAATATAAACCTATTTTAATCATGTATTTGTAAAGCCCCCTTGTCAGAAATGAATGTGTTTTCTCCAAACGTTAATTCGAACCACACATTGTATATTCCTGACGCTAATTCTGAAGTGTCGATAAAGTAATATGCATACATTTTCTCTCTATAATCAACTATCTGTCTATCTACAACTAACCTTAAATCCTGCTCTACAGGAACGCAGTCTGCACAGTCAACTTCGATAGATACTCTTAAATCTGAGACTATAGCCAAGTTTTCGTAATATCTTTCTAAGTCTGGGCCTCTTGGCACATTTGGTACTACTTGAATAATCAAATATCTCTTAGAACCTCTTCTTATTCTATTTGGTCTAAAATTAAAACTAAAATCATAAACAGGTGGTAAAGAAGTTGTAAACCACAAATCAGGATAGAGAGTAAAGTTGTTAGCAATTGTAGCAGTAAAAGAATCATTATCTTGAAACTTTACTTTCCACTTATCCTTATACTCGCCTATTGTATAAATAGGACTAGAGGCATCGATTGTTACAAGATATCGACCAGTATCCTCTTTAACAACAGAAGATCCATCTATTATTTGTACCAGCCTAAGACCTTCTGGATTGTCCTCGGTTCTTTCCGTGGGGTCCAGCGTATAGATTTCTACTTGTTCTATTTCTTGAACATCTCTTCTATTATTGCTGTTATAAGTAAACAACCTTAAATTTACGCTGTCCCCCACAGTGGGGTTTTGATATCTTTCTTTTGACATCTTTTACCTCTTAGATTGCGACTTTCGTCTTGACTTTTCCATTGCTTGGTTTTCGTTTTCTTTTTGCTCAATAAATTTCTCTATCATATATCTTCGAAGATTTATTGGCAATCTCATAGTTTTTTCAGGATCCAGACGTAAGTGATATTGGAAGAAAAATATTTCATCCGCTAACCCCTTCCATAGTTCTAGGCTTGGGTTTACTGCCCCTTCTTCCGCCTGGGAAAGAAAAAACTTGCTTCAAGAGGTAGATCTATATCGAACTCTGCATAGCACGAAGGACAAATTATAGAAATATTAGTATCTACTCCAAAAGGTGGCTCGTTGATACAATTTCTAATATAAGAAACATCGTTGATAGGCAGATTCTTTAGAAGAATTTGAAGTTCATTTTTATTTGAAATTCCATCAATGTCCTGTAGCAAAGAAGCAGTTCTGAAGGTTAGAGTATCATCAGTGGCTGAATCACCGAACGCTTTCACTCTACGTTCTCTGTGATCTGTTATTTCTTGCTCATCTTTGCCTGTTGATAGTCGGTATGAGAATGGAAGCTTTGTTGTTGGCAATACATCTTGAAGATTTGGTCCGTATTCGTCAGGACATTGATCAACAAGCATTGTGCTCAAATCGATGGTATGAGAAAACTTAGATTCGCATTCCGAACACTTGATTTCTACTTCGTATTTTGGAGTATAAGATATTCCTCGTAAATATATCAAAAGATAAGTTCTATCAACGGTCAACAAGTTTTCAGTTCTAAACTGCTTTCCTTCTTTGATACATTTTTCGAAAATCATATTGATAGCTTGTCCTCTTTTAACAAAACGAGGAGTAGCCAAAATCTGTTCTTCTTCGCCTGTCATGGGTCTGATAGAAACAACACCGTTGGCAGGACCATTTGTACCATCATAAAACTTTCCTTTAGAAGGCAACTGCACTTCTTCGTAAATAGCGTTGGAGCTTTTAATGATATCTAAAAGCTCTTTAAGATGGCCGGTACTAACTTCTCTTGGCTCCGCAGGAGCGGAGAAAGGCTTAGCAACTTCGTTCGAGGCCATGTTCCCAAAACCCGATTTTGGTTCTGTGCTTTCTCCTCTAGCTTCTTTCATCATCTTCAGGAATTCGGGTGGCGGATTTCCTTTTATATTTAATCCGGATCCTTCTGTTGGCATTTGTGGTCTAAAAACATCATCGGCCATTTTTTATCTCCTTTTGTACTACTTTAGTAAGGGTAAATTAAAAGAGTATCATGGAAATAAATTTAAAAAACATTGAAGAAATCATTTTCTTTGATAAAAAAGTAAAAGAACTTCTTCCGGAGTTCAGACATTTTTTTGATCAGTGGCATTTGGGAAAAACCATATCTGTTCTGGGTGGCCTTGGATCAAAAAGTGTGCTAGATCTATTGAATTCTTTAGATAAGAGCCATATAGAAGTTTTGGAAAAACATTTTGGTGAAAAAATAATTGTAAACAAATTAAA